TAAGGCACAGCACTTTGACTGCTGCATTCGCTGGTTCGAATCCAGCTAGCCCAGTTTGCAATATTTATCATATTGCAAATATTTTTCTTTTTCATACAACTTTCGCTTCGGCCTTCTAGCCCAACGGGGCTGATTAAAGGGGCTTCAAATGTCCCGGAAGACTTTCTGAAATCCAAAAGCGTTTCAGAAAACCTTTGTTGCAGCTGGCGGTCAAGAACTGCAACAGTGCCGGATTGTTTGTCATGGCGGTCAAATAATTCGGTATCTTAGGAAGCTTAGTTCAGCGGTAAGAGCAACGGCCTCATAAGCCGTAAGTCCTGGGTCCGAATCCCAGAGCTTCCATTTCTTCTAAATGCCATTCATCCGTAATATGGGTGGAAAAAACTTCCAGTTGAGCGTGTGGATTAGGTAAATTTATAGGTGCGATACGGCGTAGCCTAAATGGATCTGATTTCCCGGCTGGTATATCTCGGAGTTAAAAACATTAACGCAGCGCACGTTAATAAAAGGAGTTTTCAAGAGATGCCGTTCAAAGACGCATAAAAATATCCAGTGAATCTACAGCACTAAAACTTGTAGATAGTGGAAAGCATAACACGATAAACCTATTGCTAACCCGGTTTTTCCGGGTTCCGGCAGGATAGAGAAGTGGAATCTCGCAAGGCTCATATCCTTGAGAACGGCGGTTCGAATCCGTCTCCTGCAATTCCATCTACCAGGTGTAGATAGGATATCTTACTTTAGCATAGCTATTGTTAGTTCTTGCACATAAATGCGGATGCGTTTGTGTGCATTCGTGCAGGCATATAGACGCAACTCACTAGCGATCTTGTGCAAAAACTTTTTAGAGAGATAAGACCAATGCCCGTGAGGAGTGGTAGTCGGGGATTCTAAAAAAATCATCTAGTTTAGCGTTTTATGATGAAAAAAGAAACATAGCTCAGTGGTAGAGCAATGATATTGAATATCATGTGACACAGGTTCGATTCCTGTTGTTTCTATCTGGCAAATTGCCATTGCCAGAAGTTGCATTTTCCCCCTTAAAGTTCCAGTGTTTCTCGTTGGGAGGTTTATGCCGTTCAAGTCGGCACACTGGATTTTTCTAAATCGAGGTAATTTATGAACGAAAAAAGTTGTAAGAATTGCAGAAGACATGATGACTTCACATGAGTTTGCTTCAATGGCGATAGTGAATATTGTGCAGACTTTACTGAGCCAGGGTGTTGTTGCGAGTTTTGGGCGGGAAAAGAAGATGGAAAACAAGGAGACATAGTACCGATGAGCGAACTTTCTGAACTTATAAATAGAGGTGGTTTAATAGATGATTTTAAGATAGAAAAATCCAAAGATGAACCACCTACACAACCAATAAAGTTAGCTGATTGGCTGATTGACAGAGGATTGCAAGATGGAATTCGTCTGTATGGGAAAAATGATCTTAGAAAAATTGCAAATTACTTATTGATTTACTGTGGTGATGAAAATGATTGAAGTATGCGGTAAAGAAATCAAAGACGAATGTTCCAAATGTGGACAGATTCTGGAATGTGAATTGTTCCGGCAGGGGCATGGAATAAAACAGGAACGTGAAAACATAGCTAAAATGATTGCCTGTCAGATGAAGCACAGGGAGAGGAGGGAATTTGAATGCTAAATTTACTTGATAAACGCAATTGCCCTGTTTGCGGTGGAATATTGAAATGTGAAAATGCCGATTTCACAAACCCTTTTATAGAAAAAGGACTCTTTTTAAATGTGACATGGCAATGCACCAATTGCGGCGCTGAATATACTGCAAAACTTGAATTAACTCCAAACGGATATGAGGTGCAAGACCGTGAAGCACATATTGATGTAGAGGATAATTTTTCAGCCGAAAAATTTATGCTTGGAAGAAACAATTTTCGAAGACAGAGGTGGTAAATATGAAATTTGAGGATATGGCAAACTGGACAGAGGAACAGCTAAAAAAAGAGGTTGTGAGACTATCTGAAGAATGTGAGAAGAAGCAGCATATAATCCTGGACTATGAAGCTTTATCGGAGACAATTAACCAAAAGCTTCTTGAAAATGATAACTGGAAGATTCCGATTGATGGAATTGAAAATGTAGATACTGGTCATCTATCTATAGAATGGTATGAACAACGCCACCAGGATGACTGCATTACAATCAATCAGCTTCAGACCGCATTGGACGTACTTGTTGACCGGTATGCAAATCTAAGAAAGGTTCATGGGTTGAACTGATATGTCTTTTGAAACATTTATGTGTGCTTGGTTGAGCAACACTGGAAGTACCAGAGCATTGATGCGATACGGAATATACCTAACAAACAACGGAAAAAAGATGCACGGGGAACCAAAGGAGCGTAGAGTTGCAGGGCGAAAAGGAGTAAGAAAAAAATAAATGAGCATTAAGTCAGCATTAGAATCCGAAGGAATAGATTTTTCTGAATACATGAACCCACCCGAACCGTGGAATGGACAGGCATTATTGAGGAATATCAATGGAGTGAAATACGCCTGTTGCCCTTTTTGCGAAAAGAAAGCACTTCTGATTAGTCCAGAAACAAAAATTAGGCATCTTAAATTGAAGTGCAAGGGAAGTAACTGCAAGAAAGAGTTTGAGGTGAATGTATGAGAATTGTGGTTAAAAGGATTCCGATTGAGATCATCGAACTTGGAATAGAAACATATGCGCAGATTGATATCGAGGAAATTCTTCTTATATCTTATCCGCCAATTACAAAGACCGTTTTAAAATTTTATACTGAGTACATTGCGTTTGAATTCCAAAAGGAATATTCAGTAAAAATAAAAAATGATGATGCAGTGATAAAATGTTATAGGGGAAACACTTTGAACACTTTCATTCAGAAAGACGCAGGTGAAAGAACTGTTGCTGAATGGCGCAAGGTTATATCGCGTTCAAAAAACACTCCGTACATTGTTAGAACTATTAATTCTATAAAAGTGCCTGATGAAGATGCTATTAAAGCGATTGCAAGTGATGCGACAGAACTTCAAAAGACTAAACCTGTGGAACTGGACGAACTTTCGGAAGAAACCAAGTTTAGAATTTATAAATTAATTGTAAATGAAATTGGAAAGCATTTTTACAATTGCGAGATGCGTATGTCATATAAAGACTTTATACTTGTTGAGGATTGCATCAGAAAAGTTTTGCAAGGAGAACAAGATGAACACAAAACGGATTAAATGTATTTTGACAGGTGGATGCAAGTTCAAAAGTTCGGATACAGAATCGAAATGCAATGATAAAGAAAAGACTTGCACCATTACAGAAACTTGCTACAAATGTGGGAAGAAGTACACTGCCGTATTTACCTACAAACAATTAGGGATTCCAGTGAGGTGAATGTATGAATTGGTTTAAAGAAAAATGTTCCCACCTATATGAGGAAATTGGGAAATGCTATGACAGAATAGATTACGGAAATGGTACTCATATAAATGCTTATATTGTAAAAAAATGCAAAATATGCGGAAATATTACAGCCAAGACTGTATATTCAAATGAATTTACAAGGTATACATCTCCTGTAAGAGTTGATGATTGTGTAAAAAAACTGATAGCTAAAGGATATGTTGACAAGGTTGATTTCTTTTTGGAACACGAAAATGATAATATACCGTGGAAATAAATGGAGGTCTATTGAGTGAAGAAGGCAAGAAAAATATGTTGGATAATTGCGAATTTTATTATATTCAAGTGGGTAGCAGATTATTTGATAGCCACAATTCAAATAATGGTTGAAAATCATTGGGGATTTTCGGCAGTACCATTACTGTTTATGGCAGTATTCGCAGAGTGGAAAGTAATTGAAAATATTTTTTCAGAATTAAAAAGATGATTTTATCAAGTGAGGATATGTATGACAAAACAAGAAGCTGTAGTAATTGAAACCTATACAGGAATTTGTATGCTTACAGGGGATGACCGAAAACTTGCATACGAATACGCAGAAAAACTTTTAGGTCATCCGATATATACACATGAATTTCCAAAATATGCTAACAAGCTGAAAGAACTTAGTAAGCCAGATTTTATTGAAATTTGCAGAAAGTCAAGTGATTAAATGGTATGGTGCAAATTAAGGAACATTCCGTGTATACATCCAGAACCGGATGGATTAGAAAATTGTAGATATTGTGAAAAATATAGTTTTTAAAAATATTTAGAATACAAAAAAATAAAAAGAAAAGTCAAGAGAGCCACATGAGAGCCAGACTAAATCCTAAAAAGAAAGGAGGTCTGGCTCTATTTTTATGGGAAAAATTACAGAAGGCTCGATTGAATGGTATCGGGCAGTACTGAATCAGATTATCAGTAGTGATATGACAATCTATCAGAACCAAAAAGATTGCCTTGATTTGCTCTTGAACATGAATATTGACCTTCCTTTCGACAAGAACCAAGAAGCACGGAAAATGGCTATGAAAGTAAGTCAATACTCACATAACATAGCAGAGAAGTGTGCTGCATTAACTGGCAGTGGTGACTTTGATGATATCTATTGGCAGTATTTGTTACTGGAAGCGCAGAATTATCAAGTAGACAGTGGATTGTTATATCTTGAAAAAAATCGTATTCCAAAAGAGCGTTTTTACGAACCAAGAAGAAATGTATTTATGCAGCATAATATTATAGGTTCACTTCAAGACTTGATGGATGACAAACTGGATATATTTGCATTGAGCGTACCGCCAGGTTGCGGAAAATCTACGCTAGAAGATTTCTTTCTCTCCCTGGTCGGTGGATGGTTCCCAAACGATTTTAACCTGTCATCCGCACACAGTAGTATTTTGACACGTTCCCTTTATGATGGTGTTCTGGAAATTATTAATGATCCAGTAGAATATACGTGGAGTGAGATATTTCCAAACATTGATTTAAGTAAAAAGACAAGTAATGCAAAAGAAACAACTGTAAATCTTGAAAGAAATGGTCGTTTCAAAACATGGACATTTAGATCAATTGATGGTTCTTTGACTGGTGCTACACGTTGTAACAGATTTCTTACAGCGGATGACCTTGTGTCTGGTATCGAAGAAGCATTGAATAAGAGCCGACTTGATACATTATGGACAAAAGTGGTAAATGACCTTCGCTCACGTAGGCTTGATGGTTGCAAGGAATTTTATATAGCTACAAGATGGTCGGTACATGACCCTATAGGAAAACTACAGCAATTATATGAAGGGAATCCGAGGGCTAGATTTATTGCAATACCGGCATTAACAGATGATGGAAAAAGCAATTTCTTATTTACAGTAAATGGTTTTTCGGAAAAATATTTTAATGATGCAAAGGAATCAATGGACGAGATTTCTTTTAACTGTTTGTATCAGCAGAAACCAGTAGAGCGTGAAGGATTACTTTTACCACCAGATAAATTGAAAAGATTTTTCTTTGATAGAGAAGATGTTCCAGATGGCTGTACAGATGAATATGTAGTTATGCCAAAAAGAGAGCCGGATGCTATATGGGCTGTATGCGATACAAAGGATAAGGGAACCGACTTTGAATCACTTCCAATTGCATATCAATACGGAGATAAGTTTTTTATTCCAGATGTTGTATTTGATGATTCAACAGATTATGACATATTGGATAAGAAAACAGCTGATATTTTGATTAAACACAATCCTCACATGATTCGCTTTGAATCAAATAATGTGGGAGGGCGTGTTGCACATAATATTCAAAAATTGATTGATGGAAAATGCAGAGCGAAAATCGAACCAAGATTTACACAATCCAATAAGGAAACCAAAATTCTTGTAAACTCAAATTATATTATCAATAATTTCTATTTTTTGCATCAAAGTCAGTACAAACCAAAATCAGATTACGGATTGTTCATGGCAAATGTAACAACTTATACAACAAGAGCAAAAGTGCCACATGATGATGGGCCAGACAGTTTAGCAATGATGTCCGAGTACGTTCAGAATCCATTGGGTGGAACCGCAACAGCAACACAGAATCCACTTTGGGGAAGGAGATAGAATATGATGACTACAGCTCAATATTTACGACAAATTGAAAATTATGATAACAGAATCAAAAACAAGCTTATCGAAGAAGAACAGCTCAGTTCTCTTTCCACAAGTGTATCTGCAATTCCAGTTGGGGAAAAGGTGCAAACTTCTGTAAAACGTGATCCGATGGGAGACATGATTGCGAAGATATTTGATCTGCGAGAAGAGATTTCAGAAATGATATCTGAATTTTTACAAAAAAGACAAGAAATAGTCCGAACTATAGAACAGGTTGAAGACCCATTACTATATGACATATTATTTAAGCACTATGTTGAGTACAAATCATTGGTTCGTATCGCAGACGAGATGGGTTATTCCGAAATACATATGAAAAGAATGCACTTAAAAGCCGTAGCGGAAGTAAAAAAGATAAAAGGTTTTGAAAAATGATACTGGAATATACTGAATGATACCTTCAATATGTGTAAAATATAAAGTAGAGCATTGGATTAAAATATCCAGTGCTTTTTATTTTACAGAAAGGATGGTTCGGCTCGTGAGAAATACAATGAATTTTGTAGATTTATGCCGAGGTGAATTCGGGAGAAAAGTAGCCTACACAGGTGTTGACCGAATCACTCCACAAAATGTAGTGAAAGTAGTATCAGACACTATTGGCATACATAATAGAAATCGAACATTAATTGATTATCTGTATCGGTACATGAAAGGCGATCAGCCGATATTATACCGAAATAAAATAGTCCGTCCAGAAGTTAATAACAGAGTGGTAGAAAATCACGCATTTGAAACTGTAAAATTTAAAGCTGGGCAGATTTGCGGGGAACCAATCCAATATGTATGCAAAAAGAAAAATGCAGACAAAAAAATAAATGAGCAAGTTGACCTTCTGAATGATTATCTTGATGAAGCCAATGCAGATGCAAGAAACATCCAAAGGGCAATATACCAGAGCGCAACAGGAACTTCCTATAAGGCTATTCTGAAAGAAGAGGATTGGACAAAAAACGGAGATTTACCACCGTTTAGAATCTTCATTCCGTATCCAGGTGATTGTTACATTGTATACTCACAGAGAAATGGGAAACCAATGCTTTCCGTACAGATTTTAAAAGATGAAGATGAACAGCAATATTATTTATGTTATTCAAAGAACCAGTTTTTTGAAATCAAGAATGGGAAAGTAACTAACTACGGCATCAATGGTTTTGGCGGTATTCCAATTGTTGAATGCCCGAATAATCATGACAGGCTTTCAGATGTTGAAATTGCAATCACATTATTTGATGCAATTAACAAATACCAGTCTGACAGATTAAATGGCGTGGAACAGTTTGTGCAATCCTTTATGAAGTTTAAAAACTGCGAGGTAGACAAAAACGAGTTTTTGGAAATGGTAAAACTTGGTGCTATCTCTGTTAAAGATACCGGAAATGGCTGTCAATCGGATGTTGAACTGATGACCGCTGAACTGAATCAATCAGAGAGCCAGGTTGCAAAGGATGATATCTACAATAATATGCTGATTGTGGAAGCAATGCCAAACCGACAAAGCAATAGCGGAGGAGATACAGGAAATGCTGTATACCTTCGTAATGGATGGGATTTTGCAGAGAGAGATGCAAAATTGGTAGAAGCATTCACCAAGGAAGCTGAAAAGGAATCTGCCAGAATTATTCTGAATATTATCCGTGGCACATCAAAAGATGTTAATATCTCAACACGAGATTTCGATGTGAAGATAACCAGAAACCCAACAGACAATATGCTTGTAAAAGCACAAGCGCTTGATTATCTGTTCAAAAATAAAATTCATCCGCTTATTGCATTGATTACTTGTGGGCTTTTCAGTGATCCGCAGAAAGTCTACGAAATGAGTTTACCGTATCTGGGAACTATTTACCCGGAACTGGCAGACCCGGAAGCGGAAATGCAGAAAGCACAGCAATTACTTGACGGAAAGTTTCAAAATCCGTCCAAAACAGAACCAATGGCAAATTCTCCATCTAACGAAGAATGAACCAAATTTCGATTATTTAAGGAGTTTTAGAGAAATCTAAGGCTTCTTTTTTAATACCCAAAATCAAATAAATTGCAACAGCCCGTGAGCGTAAATCGGGTACAGACCATGTGCGGAGCGAACCGTGTTGAAAAAGCGTATTGGACTGGAAGAAAGGAGATTTCAATGACAAGAGAACAGGCAAAACAGGCACTTATCGGTATGGGAGTTGCAGAACCTTCCGAGGAACAGGTTTCTAAGCTTCTTGATTCTATTTCTGCTGAAACTAAGAAAGAGAAAGACAAAAATGTTTCTCTGAAGGAAAAAGCTGAAAAAGCAGATTCCCTGGAAAAAGAGTTGGAAGAGTTGAAAAAGCAGAACATGACCGAAGCAGAACGGCTAGAAGCTGAACGCAAGAAAGAAAAGGAAGCAGTGGATAAGGAGTTAGCTGATTTGAAAGCTGCGCTTGCAGAATCCAACAAAAAAGCCCTTACCAGTGAAATTACTTCTATGTTCGCAAATGCAGGACTTTCAACCGAAACATACGCGAGTGCTATTAAAGCATACGCATCTGCACCGTATGAGAAACCAGAAGATGCAATGAAAGAAGTCGAAACTTTTGTTAAGGGAGTTTCCGAAGCAAATAAAACAGCACTTGATACCGCAAAAGCAGCTTGGGAGAAGGAAGCATTGGAAAACACTCCGAATCCGGGTGGTGGTAGCGGTGGGAAAGCTACAGTAAAAAGTGATGCTGCTGAATTTGCAAAAGCTTACTCAGCAAAAAAGAACCAGGAAACTAAATCAGTGGACGGTAACGCCCCTGTAAATATTTAAGTAAAGGAGATATAAATAATGGCTTTTATGAAAACAGAGCAGTATGAGTCCACTCCAAATATTCTTGAATCTGAGGTCGGACTTGTACTCAAAACCTACACAGCAGACCAGACAAATGCTGAAACAGTTGGAACTAAGAAAATTATCAAAGCAGGTTCCGTATATCCAACAAATGCGACAGGCGCAATCGGCATTGTATTTGAAGATGTTGATATGACAGATGATACCAAGAGACCAATTTCTGTGATTGTCTCAGGACGTGTTCTTGAAAAGAGACTTCCAGTAACAGTTGACACTACTGCAAAAACAGAGCTTGAAAAATCCGGAATTGTTTTTGTAGTCACAGAAGACCCAGTATTTTAAGGAGGTATGACAAATGCCATTTAATATTTTGGAATCAATTACCCAAGAAGAAAGACTTAATTTCTCTCAGAATTTCAGCGTTAAAAGACCAGGTATCCTCGATACCATTTTCCCAGATACAAAAACCCAGTATCTGAAAGCAGAGTATTACAGACTTATGGCTGGACAGAATCTCCCGGAAGTTGCATTCGTCCACGCTCTTGATAGCGAAGCAGAAATCGGCACAAGACCTGGATTTGAAAAAGTCCTGACTGAAAAACTCTTCATTAAGAGAAAAATCAATCAGTCCGAAAACTTACGGCAGGCAATTGAAAACGGTGTGCCGGATAATGAAGCACTGAAAAACTTTGTATTTGATGATGCAGCCAGACTGTTCGAGGGCGTTGTTACAAGAGCAAATGTTATGAAAGGACAGTTCCTTTCCACCGGCGCTGTAACAATCAAAGAGAACCATGTTGACATGGGAATTGACTATGGCGTTCCAGCAAGTGCAAAAGTAACGCTTACTGATTGGTCTAAGCCAGATGCAGATATCATGGGCGATATCCAGAAAATGGTAGCTGTAGCAGAAGGCAATGGCTATGTAGTAAACAAAGCTGTTACTTCTCTTAAAATGATTAACTACATGCGGAACAACACTGCAATGCAGACAGCTGTTCTGGGTGCTGCAAATAAAAGGCTTCTCACAAAGCAGGAGCTTGCCAATCTGCTTATGCAGGAATATGGAATCACAATTGATCGTTGTGATGAGAACTTTAATTTCAGAAAAGCAGATGGAACCCTGAAAACAGCCAGATACCTCAAAGAGGATGTATTTACTCTGTATGAAGCAGATGCTAACGGTTCTTTCGGTGTTGGCCTCTGGGGTGTGACACCAGAAGAGCTTGAATACAGACAGTTTATACAGGAAGAGAACCGTTCTTTCGTAACTCTTTCCATGTGGGCTACACCAGACCCAGTTGCAGTATGGACAAAAGCATCCGGTATGTTCGTCCCTGTTGCACCAAAAGCAAACGGTGGTATCGTGATCGGTACCAAAGCGGGGGAATAACCGGGCATAGTCTCGATGAAAACAGCCAGTCACCATCTGTAGCAAGTGTGAATGATACATCAACACACAAGTATACAGAAAGCGAGTTGTCTAATATGACTGTATCTCAGTTAAGACAACTCGCAAGTGATAACGGCTATGCCCTGACAGCAACTAATAAGGCTGGAATAATATCAGAGATTTTATCTCAGCAAAGGTAGGTGATTAAATGGACGAACAGCTTATAGAGGACTTGACAAATTATCTTGAAGATGATGAAGAAACTGCGAGGATGATTCCTCTTTCAGCAAAGAGGGCTATTCGTTCATTTAAGAAGAAAAGGAATTATCCTTCCTCTTACAGTGATGAGAAAATAAATTCCGATATGGAGAAATGCTATGACTGCATATTTGATTTGGCTCTTTTCTTCCTAGTAAAGCAGGGAGCTGAGTTTCAAGGATCACATTCCGAATCCTCTGTGAATAGAAGTTGGGATTCCGAAACTGAAATTTATGTAAATCATGGTGTTTTTCCATTTATCGGATTCTAAGATGGTGTGTGCGTGATACGTCAATCCTCCCACGTATCGCAGGGGTGCTTCAAATTAGGTGGGTAGAAGCAATATCTTAAAAATGGGAGTGATGGAAAGGAATAGCGATGGGATGTGAACACGAGTGCGTCAACGAACACCGCTTAAAAGAATTGGAAAGTGCCGTCCATGAGATGAAAGAAAAGCATTCCAAAAGGGATGGAGTTTTTTTTGAACGTATCAATGCGCTGGAACAGAAAATTGCTTTATACAACAACGATCTGGGACACATTAAGGATACAGTTGACGAAATGAACGACAATTTAAAATCACTCATGGAAAAACCAGGAAAGTTACAGGACAAAATAATTGCTTATATCATAACTGGCATAATTGGTATTGTTTTAGGCTTTGCCCTAAAAGGCATTTTCCCGGTGTAAATATTGATTCCACTACAGGGAGGACAGTGGAATGGATGATTATAAAGACTTTTCGGAAGATGAAAGAATCTTCTATTTGCGTGAAGCTGGATTTGATTCCAGAGAAAAAGAGTTATTCCGATTGCGCGTTTACGAAGAAAAAACACTTGCAGAAGCTTCAGAAATCATGGGCTACAGCACAAGAACCGTAGACCGCATAAACAGAAAATTAAAGAAGAAAATTATGAAAGTCGCCCCGATGTATTGTCGGGGCTTTTCTTTGTATTCATAGAAAATGGCGTATTTATGGCGTTATCATGGCGTGTTAATCAACCTCTTATTATTGTAAAATATAGTTATAAAAACAAGGGAGGTTTGAGATATGCAGTATGGAAGTCCTTATTTTGCGCAACCATTTCAGCAAATACAGCCGTATCAAGATAGATTAGCACAATTGCAGAATAGTTATCAGCAGGCAATGCCATACGGACAGGCACAAATTCAACAACCAATGCAACAAGTGCCACAAATCCCCATGTTGCAAGGACAGATGGTTGATGGCATTGATACTGTAAAGGCAAAAGATGTAGATATGTCTGGAAACCCTGTCTATTATCCAAAAACTGACGGTACAGAAATATATAGAAAACAATTACAGGCAGATGGAAGAAGTAGAATTTTTGTTTATCGACTTATAAATCCGGAAGAACAACAGCAACCAAAGGCAGAAGAAAAACCGATTGACATAGAAGCTATGTTTAATCAGCTTCGGAACGATGTTTGTTCAGAAATTTCCGAAATAAAGAGTATGTTTCCGACACAAATGTCGGGAACACCGGAACCCAAGCAGAATGGAGGTAAACAGAGATGATGAATCCAATGCAACTTATGCAGATGATACGTGGTGGAGGGAATCCTCAACAAGCCATAATCAATATGATGAAACAGCAATCTGGAAATAATCCTGTAATTGACAATGCAATTAACATGATGGAAAAAGGTGATAATGCAGGAATTGAAAAACTTGCAAGAAATCTTTGTAAAGAAAGAAATATTAATCCAGACGATATACTGTCGCAGGTTAAGAACCAGTTTGGAATAAAATAAATTCGCTACAATAATTAAAAGAGCCGCGGTCTTTTGATTTTGTATAAATTACAAAAATCAATAAGGAGGTAATCGCTATGATGAATGGTGGATTATCAGCAAGCGATGTCGCTGTATTAAGCGGCTCTAATAACCGTGCCGATGAAGGCTATGGCTTTGGCGGTGGCTGGGCATGGTGGATTATAATATTGCTTATCTTTGGCTGGGGCGGTTTCGGCGGCTTTGGTGGCTGGGGTGGCAATGGTACAAATGGTGCCGGCTTCCAAGGATGGGCTACCAGAGCGGATATCAACGAGGGCTTTGCTCTGAATGATATTCAGAATGGTATCAGAGGTATTCAGCAAGGCATTTGTGATAGCACATATGCGCTTAACAATACCATGCAGAGCGGTTTCAACGGCGTGAACGTCGGAATGCTTCAAGGCTTCAACGGCGTTCAGCAGGCAATCAATGCTGATACTGTAGCCGGTATGCAGAATACCAATGCATTACAGTCTCAGTTAGCAAACTGTTGCTGTGAAACAAGAGAAGCAATCCAGGGCATCAATTACAACCTTGCTACCAACACTTGTGCTCTCCAGAACACAATGAATAACAACACCAGAGACCTTCTGGAAAACCAGAACAGCAACACAAGAGCAATCCTTGACTTCCTGACTAACGATAAGATTGCAACATTACAGGCAGAGAACTCTGATCTGAAACGTGCTGCTTCCCAGGATCGCCAGTCTGCATTGCTTACAACTGCAATGGCTTCTCAGACACAGCAGTTAATCAATGCAATCAATCCTGCTCCGATTCCTGCATTCCAGGTTCCAGCTCCATATGCATACGCAGGATGTAATACATATGGTAACGGTTGTTGCTAAGTAACTCACCCTTAGAGGTTGACTAAATTCTAAGAGGTGGGTTGCGGCTCACCTCTTATTTGATTGAGAGGTAAGAGATATGGCATGTAAGAATGTTTGTAAACTCTGCAATCACCTTGTGTTGTCTACCGCAATTGCATTCACAGGTGGAAATCTTGTGGTTACTATTCCAGAAGGAAGCTACAATAATGGAGAAAAATACTGCATTGTTTTAGCACAATCTATTCCAAATGCAACCACAATTACTGCCCCAGTTATGATTCAGATAGGAACAGGAACAACCTTGTATCCGTTAGAGAATCGTTGCTGCGCACAGGTAACAGCATGTGGTGTCAGAACAAGAACAAAATACGCAACCAGAGTTGTAACAAGTGCTACTGGTGGAGTGTTCAAAATGTTAGGAAACCCGGCATGTAGCCCGAATAACAATCTGACTGCAATCAATGGTACAGCCCCAACGACAGAAGCACCTGTTACGCAGGCTGTTAGAAAGGGGGCACTGTAATGCATAAAGTTGCAATGGAAATGGGAAAATGGGCTATGGAAAAAGCCAAAACACATGGCTTTGATAATCTTAGTGCTCAAGACTGGGACGATTTGAAAGACTGCATGGAAGCAGTAAAATGTGCGATTTGCGCTGATAAAGATTATCGTATTGTGGAAGCTATGGATGAATGCGAACAGGAAGAAAAGTATCTTGGACGCATGGGATATGACCGTTACCGCTATTCAAATGGGCGTTTCGCTCCAAAAGGTAGGGGAACCAGAAAAGGATATAGACCGTATCTGTATATGCAGGATGATGACTGGATGGATGAGTATTTAAACAATCCAGAGTTTGAGCGTAATATGTACCGCATGGGATATCATCCAGAGCGTAGTGATATGGAAAATGATGGTATGAATATGAATTGGAAGAAGTCCAGATACGGAGAATCTTATGATAAATACGATGAGAATCGTAGACACTATCATGATTCTAAGGATTCTGAATCCAAGAGAAAAATGGATGATTCCATGAAAGAATACACATCAGATATTATTCGTAACCTTACGGAAATGTGGTCGGATGCAGATGCAACGCTCAGACAGCAGATGAAAACTGACCTGAGCCGTTTGGTTCAGCAGATGACATGATTAAATTATTGATTAAGCCCTTGTTGCAGTAGTGCGGCAGGGGCTTTTTAGTTGAGAAAAGGATGGTGATAAGCCATGCTAAGACAATTTTACATGAACGGTGACCTATGGAGAGTACAGTTCGTATCCCCACACGATAACGTGTTAATTGACCGCACTGGAAATAGAACACTTGGAGTATCGGATTATTCCACCCATATTATTTCGATTGTGAACAACCTACATGGAGAACTTCTAAACCGTGTATTTATCCATGAGTTAGGACATTGTGTAATGTTCAGCTACGGTCTATTAACAGAGCTTCACCGCATGGTCAAGAAACGATATTGGGTGGACGCAGAGGAATTTGTATGCAATATTCTGGCAGACTACGGCCATTTCGTGATTGGAACAGCCAGAGATATTTTGGGAAACCAATTCACATATGTAGCACCTGTTGGAACAGAAAGGATGATTGCATGAGAGTATTAAGATTTATTGTAAATAATCAAAGAATTTATCCAGATCCCAAGTGTGATTTCTCTGGACTGGTAAAGGGCACGACTGGATATCTTAAAGCATTGTTTATCTTTTCACCAGAGTGGAACGGATGTAAAACAGCTGCTTCATTTTGGAGAATGGAAAGAGAATACCCAGTAATACTGAAAAACAATCAATGTGAAATTCCAACGGAAGCCCTTACTTGGGATTATTTTTCTGTATCTGTCACCGGAGTGAAAGATAACGGAAAATACATTATAACTACTGGTAAAACCAAAGTATCACAGAGGGGGTAGAACATGGCAACAGCACTTGATTTACTTATGAGCGCAAAAGAAGATGTTAATTTGCTTTCTGAAGAATCCGATATATGCACAATTGACGCTAAGACAAGGGTTATTTTCGTGCCATCTACAATCGTAGTTGGTGGGGTACAATCTGACAAGAATGCAGAACGTATTAAATTTTCATGTCCCAAAATTGTAGGAGATAATCTTGATTTATCCAAATTTTCAGTCAGAATTAACTTTGAAAACGTAAGCAGTGTGGATTTTAATGTTTCTATCAAAGACCAATACATTTGTGATGATGTAGCTGTAGATGGCGAAAATGTAACTTTTTCTTGGTTGATTGGAAGAAATGCAGCAAGGTATATGGGAACGGTACGTTTTATTGTTTGCGCTGTTAAAACGGATTCCGATTCAAATATTAGTGTTGAATGGAATACCACAATAGCGGAAGTACCAGTGCTAGAGGGTATCGAGATTGATCAACCACAGATAGGAAAGGAAGAAAAAGATGTTATAAATCAGCTTTTGGAGCTTACTAAAAACACATCTTCGGAAGCTGTTCAAAATGTAAATTCCGCAAAAGAACAAGCTATTAAGGACATCCAGAGTGTATCACAGCCAGACACTACATTGACTATAGAAGGTGGGCTTGCAGAAGCAAAAGCAACGGGAGAAGCTATTGGTTCGCTAAAGGAAGATTTAGCTCAAGTATCTGAATCAATTGGTGAGGTTTCTAAAGTTGTTAAAAACAATTTAGAATATAATTATACTGGTTTGATACCAAAATTCGTTCCGTATGATATGACTACTGGACACGAATATTTTTTCAGTAATAAATCTGGAAATATTGCGTCTGTAAGTGTATCGGAAACAGACGGAGGAACACTAACGCCAGTTAATACCAATTTTCTACCGAATGCGAATACATCTTTTATTGCTGATAAGGAATATCATTATATTAAAGTGTTTGTGCAGAACGGAGGTATTTTATCAGTTGTTGATAAAGGGACGCTAACTGAAACATTTGATGCTGTGTCAAAACTTTCTGCAAACAATGAAAGACGTATCAATGGAATAAGCGAAGCTAATAAAGAGATATATACATCTGGAAACAGCAAAGTAGACCTTGATAAATATGTTGGTATGACATTTGCCGAATTTAGAGGTGTTGAATCATCACCATCTGTAATGTTTGATGATTCAACATTAATTGATAACGAAGAATACTCATGGATTGTACAGTGTTCTTCTAACAATTCTGTTCAGTATGGGTCTAACATTACGCTTTCAATTGGTATTTTCGATGGAACAGATACTGAATGGTTGGTTAATAATGTTATATCAGGAAATGTAATAAAGCATGAACGATTATCCAAAGCAAACATCATTAAATTTAACACAACTGGTGTATGGATAAATGCTGTGGATTCACAGACGATAACATATATCAATATATATAAAAAGGCAGACGGAAACCATTACGCAGAATACATTAAGAAAATTAAAAATGATTCAGTAAACTGGTGGAGTGGTAAAAATGGTGACTCATTAGGTGATAGTTTGACTGGACAAGGATTTTTTCAGACATGGACAAGAAGGTATTTTAATCTCAACAAATTTAGCAATCATGGAATAGGTGGCACAAAATTAAGTGGTTCTGCAAATCAGTATGGTGATTCCATGTGGATGGATAGTCGAATCAATGCTCTAGACGCTGATGCTGATTTTATAACTGTTTTGGGAGGACAAAATGACGGTGATGTACCGATTGGCGATGTTTCACTCTCAAATCATGATGTAAACACATTTGCAGGAGCATTAAATGTTATCATAAGCAAATTGTATTACAAATATCTTGCACTGGACAGTGGCTATTACTCTGACATTAATTACTCGGACATCACAAAAGTAGCAAATCCTCACAATATCATCATTATACCATGCACTCCGTTTTTTGTTCCAAACACAACACAAAACCTGAACGAAAAAGCTGATGCTGTAAGAGAAATTGCAAAACTCTGGTCTTTGAATGTAGCAGACTATCGAGCAAAATCACAATCCAGTATGCCTTTACGAAACGTGTATTGGGGAACGGATACAACGCATCCACAAGAGAATTTTTACAAAGAACGTATCTCACCGATTTTAATCGGCATTATGGAAGAATTAAAACCTATTGATTGGGACAAGGTTGTATACGGAAGCTAAAATCTCAACTATCTGAAAAATAGTTTAACTAAAGAAAGCTTTAGTTAAGCAACCAAATTTAAGAAAGAGAGGAAATATGAGAGGATTAGTCCGTCAAAAACAAAAAGTATATTGGTCACGAATTACTGAAAAAACGCAAGGATTAGACCGTATTAAAGTTTATGAGAAACCAGTTCTATACTCTTTTTCCGTATCATCCACAGCTGGAACACCAGAAGAAATCGCAGCCGGAATAGTACCGGATTACGACAGGTATATTACAAGTTTCAATCGGAATTTTCATCCACAGGAAGCGGACATATTTTGGATAGACAGAATCCCACAAATAAGCGTGGATGGAAACCTTATTTTGGATGAAAATGGAGAGCCCACAGTATTGCCAGACTACACACTAAAGAAGATTTTAGACACACAAAAAGGTAATATTGCCAGATACGGAATTTCTAAGAAGGGAAACGAAGATGGGTAAGACAATAAAGTGTACCTTATCACAGAAATCAATCCAAAAAGCTATTGATGAATTAAAAAATTATCAAAAATCTTTAAGGAGCAAAAATGAAATTTTCATAAAAAGATTATGTGAATTAGGGATTCCAGTTATTGACCAAAATATTTTTGCAGCACAAGGCGATTCTGATAAGAACCACAATACTTACATCAAAATTAACAGTTTTGGGGACTATGCAGAAGCCCATTTAATATGCGAAGGCAAAAGCATTTTATTCATTGAATTCGGCGCTGGTATTTACCACAATGGTGCAGCCGGTTCTAGTCCGCATCCAAAAGGAGAAGAATTTGGTTATACAATTGGTTCATACGGACAAGGAAAAGGAAAATACAATTCCTGGGTATATGTATCCGATTCTGGCGAATGGGTACGTTCTTACGGTACAGAAGCTACAATGCCAATGTATAAGGCAAGCGTAGAAATTATTCAGAATATCCGTAAAATTGCCAAAGAGGTGTTCTCTTCTTGAAGATGATACCATAGTATACTGAATGATACCAACCAATTATGTTATGATTACAGTGTTAAATTATAGCAAGATATGCAATGCGTTCACTATGAAGGTGGGCGCATTTTTTATTGTGAGGTGACAGATATGCCAGACACAATAGAATCTCCTGTATTGGAAGTTTTTTCAAGATGGGGAGCGGCTGTTTCTAAGATTACTGGCGCAGACAATTATTCCATGGATGGAAGCGAAACAAATGCATCTGGCAAAAAGGCATATGCACAGCTTTATATGCTTGGAAATCCCATTACGAGAGGTGACCTTGAAGGGGATGAATGCGCAACAATGCCATCATTTCAAGTAAATTGCTTCACATCTGGTAGCAAAGCACTAACCAGAGTGTATGAATTGGACAAGATAAGTCACAAAGTTATGGTGAGCATGGGATTCCGCCGCACATATGGCCCGGAACCTATGTTTTTTGGTGACAGTGGAATCAAAAAGCTTGTGAGCCGATACAGCCGAATATATACAGGAAAATTACTTTAAACCCAATGAACGCATAGACGTTCTTTTTTTATGCCTAAAACGAAAGTGAGGTGAGATTATGGATCAGATTTTAAGCTATGTAAAGCCGGAATTACTTGTTGTCGTTGTAGTTCTTTATTTTATCGGGGTAATGATTAAAAAATCAGAAAATATTTCTGACAAATTTATTCCAATGATTTTAGGAATCCTTGGTGTATTAATTTGCGGTCTTTATGTTTTTGCAACATCTACAGTTTCCGGTTCACAAGAAGCTGCAATGGCACTGTTTACCGCAATTACACAAGGCGTTATCGTTGCCGGATTAAGTAATTATGTGAATCAACTTATTAAGCAATCAAGAAAAAAAGAGTAGAAAGGCGGTGATCCGCTATCTCCCGGCACAGGGTTATGTGCATATTACCGATTTTTTGTTTGAAAAAAATTGCTGACCTTAAAAAGTTAAAGGTAGAAAGGAGAAATAATGAGCCGTTTAACAACATTAGGCGTGACTTTTGGTTATGGAGTTGAAACCGAAAAAGGCGTAAAGCCTACAACTTTTAAGCAACTTGAGCTTGCAAGCTCTATTGGTGGAATTTCACTTGATACAGAGCAGATTGACGTATCAGCATTGGAAGATTATATCACAAAATATGCAGCTGGTAGACAGGATACTGGTGGTACATGGGAAATCGAATTTATCATGGATCCAGATAAATCTGTTAAGCAGATTAAGGAACTTTATAGTGCATCTAAGACAGCAAAAGAAACTGGACTTGCAACATGGTTTGAGGTTGTTTTCCCGGATATGGCAGATGCATTCTTTGTTACAGCTGAGTGTGGACGTGAGATTCCACTTCCAGAAGTTGGACAGAATGAAGCTGCAACAATGTCCATTTCCCTTATTATCACAGATTACAAGGGACTTGAAACAAAGGTTGCTCTTACAAAATCAGAATGATGTTTTTAATGGGAGGATTATAAAATGGTAACTTTTAATGTACATGGAAAAGAATATAAGGTTGTATTTGGATACGGACTTCTTACAAAAACAGATGTGCTGGACAAGGTGCAGGGGATTACAGATGGAAAAGAGAGAAGTCTTCATAAGATGATTTCTCTTCTCCCGGAACTGCTTCTTGCCGGACTTCAAAAGAAGCACAAGGAAGAGTTTGGGTATGAAAGTGATTCTGAAAAAGAAGCTGTTCTTAATAAAGTCTGTGACCTTTTGGATGATTACGAAGATGAAGGAACTGAGGAAAATCCAAAAAGTGGATTTGATTTATACCAACTTCTTGACAAAGAATTGGAGAAAAATGGTTTTTTATCCGGTCTTCTGAATGCAGTAGCAGAAGCACAGGCAGTGGAGAAGAATGCAACGAAGCTCCCACAGGATCACAAAAAGAAAAATTAACTTTTCGAGAAGCTGTTTACCAAGAGATTCTTCCTTTATACCTCTCTATCGGTGTATCCAAAGAAGAATTTATGGATTCTACGCCAGCTGAATTGAAACCTTATCTCGAAGCTGAAAAGATACGCCAAAAAAGGAAAGACGCTGAACTCTGGCAAGCTGGTATTTATCAAACATCGGCTACATTTACGGCTGTTGCAAATGCTTTAATTGGGAAAAAATCCAAAGCAGAGTATTTGAAGAAACCTTTACTGGAATCAGCGGAGGAAGAAAAGCGTAAACAGGAAGGCATACTTTCCGAAGAAGAAAAGAAAAAACAGAGAAACGCACTTTTGGCAAGCTTGCAACTCATGCAGGCGAACTTTGAGCTTAACCATGAAAAGGGCAGGCAGGATGAATAAGTCTTGTCTGCCCTTTATTTTTTTGTAAAAAAGGAGGGATAAATAAAATGGCTGAAAATACCATTGATACCCTTGATATACAAATTAGCAGTAGTACAGAAAAAGCAGTACGTGCGCTGACTAATCTTTCAAATAAACTCACAGAAGTTAATTCCGCATTAAGCGGAGTTAATACAAACGGATTACGTAGTTGTGTAAGGGAACTTGGAAAACTAAAAGAACTTGATGTCGGGAAAATGACAAGCATTGCTGATGGAATTGGAAAATTCTCAAATTCCATAAAGACAATGGGCGGCGTAAATTATAAAGGCTCTGGCCTTAATGCGGTTATTAACTCAATCAACAGGCTTAGCCAGGTTGATGTTAGTGGATTTGATTCTGGGAAACTCGGAGAAATAATCACTAAATTATCAGGCTTATCGGAAATACCGGATGTATCTACCAGTGTTAATCGTTTTGTCAATTCAATGGCTAGATTAGCCAATTCCGGTGAATATATTGCAAATGTATCCGCTGAATTACCTGGGCTTGGAAGCAACCTTAAATCAATCGCAGAGAGTTTTACGAGCGTTGGCGATATATCTGAACCTGTGAATAGGTTAGTTCAGTCTATTGCACAATTGGCAAGCTCTGGAAATAAAATCGGACAAACGTCAAGCCAACTTGGAACACTAGCAAAGGAAGTATTGTCATTCTTCAATGTAATGAAAACTGCACCTAAAATCAGTGAAAATACAGTAAGAATGACAGAAGCTTTGGGACAGTTAGCCAATGCAAGTGGAAAAATAAATAAAACCACAAATTCTCTTTCGAATTCATTTTCGAGGTTATCAAATTCCACAAATGGACTTGGAAATGCTGGAAGAAGGTTATCCTCCATAATTGGAGCTGCAAGTTCTGCACTAGCTAATTTTGGAAATACCGCAACTGTAACCACAAGAAAGACTGGCTCATTAACTTCACAGCTTGCTAGTTTATATGCAAAATTTTTTACTGTGACAAGAGGAATTAAAGCACTTTGGAATTCTGTAAAGTCTGCATCTGATTATGTTGAAACATTGAACTATTTCAATTCTGCGTTTGAACAAGTTACAGACGGATTGGACGTGAGCAAGTGGAAGAATGCAGGAGTAAAATCCGCAGAGGAATATGTGGGTTCTTTTGAAAAACGTGCAAAAGAACTGACAAAAAAAATGACTGGATTTGAAGTATCAGATGCAGGTGATCTGACTAGAACAAAAGGCACGAGCCTCGGACTTGATCCGAACCAAACGATGAATTATCAAGCTACCTATGCTCAGATGGCATCATCTATGGGGGCAACAGCAGATGCATCAACTAAGGTTTCACAAGCTTTAACAGAAATCGGGGCAGACCTTGCTTCTGTAAAGAACCTTGAATTTGAAGATGTTTGGAACGATATGGCATCCGGCATAACCGGAATGAGTAGGGCACTTGATAAATACGGTATTAATATTCGTGTAGCAAATTTACAACAGGAACTTTATAACCTTGGAATTGACGCTACTGTATCAAGTCTAAGTCAATCAGACAAGGCTATTCTGAGAACTATAACAATCTTGAATAGTTCAAAGTATGCATGGGGTGACCTGGCTAATACGATAAATCAGCCGGCAAACCAATTAAGATTACTGCAATCTAATTTTTCAGCACTTTCAAGAACTATCGGTTCATTATTCATTCCAATTATCTCAAAGGTTCTTCCATATATGAACGCCTTTGTTATTGCAATTCAGAGAGCTTTTTCGTGGATTGGAAGACTTTTAGGCATCAAAATGTCCGACTATGTTGCCTCAACAGGAAGTGCCGCAGTTGATATGGGAAGTATTGCAGATAGTACAGAAGATGCAGCTTCCGGGCTTGACAAAACAAATGACAATGCGAAGAAATTACAAAAAAGTCTTTCTGTGCTTTCATTTGATGAATTAAATCAATTAAATGATGCAAAAGTTAGCAATTCTTCCAGTTCTTCCGGAAGTGGAGGCGGTGGGAGTACACACCTTCCAGAATTGGATGCTGCATTAGATAAAGCCCTATCAGAGTATCAAGCTGCATGGGATAAAGCTTTTGAAGAAATGAATAATAAGGCAAATGATACCGCTGATCAGATTGTAGCTGTATTTAAGAAAATTCGTAAAGCAGCTAAACCAACCACAGAATCAATCAAGAAACTGTACAGTGAAGGTCTTAGCAAGCTTGGAAACTTCTCTATTACAGCTCTGAAAGATTTGTGGAATAATTATCTGAAACCAATTGGATTATGGATGTTATCTGATAATTCCGGGCTTCCACGGTTCTTTAATATTACGAATGATTTACTGAATAAAATCAATTGGGGTAAACTGAATAGCTCGCTTTCCAGTTTCTTTACAATGCTTCAAAAGCCAACAAAATTTGTTTGGACTGGTCTCATGGATTTCTATGAGAAATTCTTAGTGCCGGTAGGTACATGGACAATGAATAGTGCAATCCCGGAACTTGTTGACGCATTAACAAATTTCGGAAACAACATTCACTGGGACGAACTTAATTCGGCATTGAAAAACTTCTGGGATGCACTTGCGCCATTTGCACAAAATGTTGGACAGGGAATTGTTGACTTCTTCAAAGATTTGCTCGATGTTGGAGAAAATTTCATCAATACAACGCTTCCTGTAGGCTTGAACTCAATTGCCGATGCAATAAAGAATATCAGCCCGGAAACTGCACAGGCAATTGGAAAAGGACTTGGACAAATCTCCATTGCAATCCTTGGATTCAAAGGATTAACCTTTATTGGTGGAATCATCGGAAAAGACAGCCCATTAGGAAAAGGACTTGCTTTATTGGCAAAACATCCTTATGCAGCAATGGCACTTGGCATCGGTGGAATCGTACTTGCACTTGATAATTTCGGAGTTATTGATGTTGACTGGGAGTGGATTTGGAGTAGCATTGACCGTGTAAAAACCTCAATACAGAATTTTATTGATAAGGTTGATTGGAATGCTATTGGAACTGCTCTTGGAAATTTATGGTCTGCATTCCAACCATTCGCAGAGGGATTTGCAGATGCGTTGATTACCGGACTTGAAGGAATAATTAATATCGGAGCGGACTTAATTAATGGTATTGCAAATGCTATTAATTGGCTGGCTGAAAAATTAAGTGGAGTTGATCCAGAATTTATAAAACAAGTTGGTGCTGCATTCGGAACATTGTTTGCAATCAAAATAGCCAAGGATATTGCCACCAAAATCTTTTCCTTTGCAAGTGGAATCGGTTCATTAGCTTCAAAACTTTTAAATTTCCCACTTGATACCGCATCTTCTCTTCCTACTATCATCGGTGATATTGGTGGAGCAGCGAAAACGGCGGCTACAGGTGGATTATCTTCATTTTCTTCAACGCTTGGTACTATATTTGGAACCGCTGGGATTGTATTTGTTGCAACGGCATTATCTGTTAAACTTGCTAAAGGAATTGCAAGTATTACAGAAGCTGCGCAAGGTGGAAATGGTATTCTCACACAAACAGGTGGTTATCTCCATGATTATACAGGCGAGATGGAAAGCGCGCATAAAATAACACAAGACCAAGCAGAAGAGCTCTGGAAGTTAATTGAAGCAGATGAAAGTGCTGGAAAATCAAATTCTGAAATGTACGATAGTTTCATTCAGAAACTTGGAGAATTTGGCGTATCAACCGAAGATGCAAGAAAAATTCTCGAAAAATACGGCGCACAGGCGGGTGTATCAACTGGATTTTTGGAAGATATGACTGATAAAGCCGTAGCCCTTGGAGATGGTGTATCTGAATCAGCTGGAAAATTTGACACAACCAAAATCAGTATATCTGATTTGAAAGACGAACTTTATCTTTTAAGTCTTAGTTCCGAGCAATTTAGTGGAGACTACTTAACTGCTAAAGATGCTCTTGATAGTGCAATATCTGGAAGAACATATGCTAATACAGAAGAAGCACTAGACGCAGTTTATACGTCATTAAAAAATGCTGGCGTTCCGTTAGATGAATTAGACGAAAAACTTAGAAAAGATTTTCCGAATGCAGTTGTCACAATGGAAACAAGTGCAAAGAATTCTTTCGATGGAATGAATACATCTGTGAAAACAGCAGTGGGAGGTATTACTACCGCTGTTGCAAATGCTTCTAGCTCCGTATCATCCAAGACAAAAACTGGCTTTGGTCTCGCCAATACTGCAGTAAGCACGGCAATGGCTGGAATGAAAAAAAGCACAGAAAGCACAATGCCTTCCATTTGGTCGAAGATAAAGAACACGAATGATGATGTTGAAACCAACTCTAAAACCAATTGGGGAAATTCTGCAAGTGCTGTATCGACAGCCCTCGGAACCATGGACACCGATACAAAAGATGTAATGGGCAAGGTTATGACAACCATTCAAAGTTATTGGTCTTCCGTTTTGATCAATACAAACCAGATTTGGGAAAAGGCTTCTGGTAAAGTTGACACGGAAACTGGAAAAATGAAAACCTACACAGAATCTAATTTGTCTGGGATTTCGGATAAAATTAAAAGGCTATTTAATGTTAATCTTACATCAATTGGTCGGGAAACTGCTCAATCATTCGCTGACGGCATGAAACAAGTGCATTTACCAACTCTGACTTATTATATTTCAGAGTGGAGAAAACATGATCTTGGCGGTGGAAGAACCAGTTCTACACCAGTTTACAAGCCTAATTGGTACGCCAAAGGTGGTCTTTTCAATGGCGCACAGGTAATTGGCATCGGTGAAGCTGGTTCTGAAGCCGTTCTTCCACTGGAAAACCCACGAACAATGAAGAAGATTGCAGACAGCATTGTTTCCAGTTCGGACGGAAGCATGGGACTTACAAAAGAAGAAATGGCAAAAGCAGTAGCGCAGGGAGTTGCAATGGCAATGAGTATGAACAGCGGAAACAAGAATCCGCAGTACATTATGAACAGCATTATTCTGGATGGAAGCGAGATTGCGAAAGCTGTAACAAAAGCCCAAAATGATACAGATAGCCGTTTCAAACCGTCCCCGGCATATTGATTTTTGACTGATTGTGTGGTATAATTTCTTCAATGAAGAAGTACACACGGTCTTGATTTTTTGAGCCGCTAAGAAGAAATTAACATTTCTCAATTTTGAGGAATTTTTATCTTACTTGGCGGCTCTTTTTTATTTTGGGGAGGAAAACAACTTGATGGAAAATTTTAAAAAGATTTACGTTTTTAAACATGAAGAAAAATATAAAATAGGGACAAGCCAATGCGTTGAAAAAAGGCTTGCACAAGTATCATGTGGTCTCCCTTTCTCAAAAATAATTTATGAAAGCAATTATTTAAAAAATCCATATTTTGTAGAAAATAAGCTTCATAAGTTGTTCCAGAAATACAGAATTGGTGGAGAGTGGTTTTCTTTTGTTGATTTGAATTTAATTGATGAAACCATACATAAGATAGGCGAATATATTTCCGAAGAAGAAATGCGTTCAATCAAAAAAGAATATGCTAATTCTGTAAAAGAAAGAGTATTGGAAATTTCCCAAAAAATTTTGGGCTTAACTAATTCGTCTGTTGAAGAATATATAAGATTATCAAATGAGAATAAAGAAATTGAAAAATTCACCAATGCCGTAAAAGGTCTTGACGAGCCAAATATTTATTCTGACTTGATATACCAAATTGTATTAGGTGGAAACACGGAAAACCTTGTAAAAAAATACAAACCAAAGAAATTTACAAGTTTTAGATTTTATTTATCTGATGAGCAAAATTTAAAAATAAAACAATTAACTGAAATTGCTGGCGCATTAATATGTAATGGATGGAATTATGAAGAAATAGAAGATTTTCTTAATAAAATTGCCGCATGATTTTGAATTTTTAGACAGCCCGCATTTAAAATGAGGTCTGGAAAGGTTCGATTTAAAATGGAACCTTTTTCACAGGGAGGAATATCATGTCATATAAAAATTACATCTTAATTCAAAAACATTTATTCCGTAGCGAATACATTTTCGCAGATACAGAAGAGTATCTGGCAGACCAACTTTTTAAGAATGAGAAAATCAGAGTGAATTTCGGAAAAGAATATGGACACACAGAAGAGAAGTATCTTCTTGTTTCCTGTAAAATCTGGAACAAAGATCAAGGCAAATTTTTTAAAGCCATGGAAAAGCTGAGAAATAAAATGCCACTGGTCGGGAATACCGACTATGAGGAATTTTGCAAAGAAACATTCAAAATGTTTGATTAATTAATTCGGTAAAACCAGTGGGCTAGGTTGGCCGCCGAAAAGCGTAAACCTTGATACGCCTGTCCACTGTTTTTATAAATCAAGGATTCTGGCACAATACGGAGAGTGCCTACGACCAACAAGGAGGTTATCTAATATGAAAGGTAAATTATCAGATCTTTTTTTATCCAGCAAAGAAAGCGTTATCATCAAACCAGATTTAGCAGTAAAATTAGGGCTAAATGAAGCCATTGTTTTACGCCAAATTTATTACTGGCTTGAAATAAATGAAAAATTGCAAAGAAATTATTATGATGGAAGATATTGGACTTTTAACACGATGGAAGAATGGCAAAAGAATAATTTCCCATGGTGGTCTACAAAAACTATAGAAAGAGCTTTTAAAAGTTTAATTTTTTCCGGAATTGTTATCACTGGAAATTATAATAAAGACCAAAGAGACCGTACAAAATGGTATTCCATCAATGAAGATGTTCTTGAAAATATATTAAATGGTATAGTAAAGGAGAACCCAAAGACAAATAGCCAATGTGCATCTGGACAGAATGACGAAAGGCATAGACAAAATGACGAAATGCACAAAGACAGTTCGGGGGAAGCATTACCAGAGAATACTTTCAAAGATTATCATTCAGAAACTCCTATACCAGATACTACATCTCCTACGGAGTTAAAAGAAAAAAAGAAAAATGCATACCACTCTAACGAGTGGTTCAATTCTCAACATATCAAAAATATGTTGACTGAGGATAACATCCAGTATATTCCAATAGACCGTAAATCTTTTAACTGGTCTGCATTCAAGAACCAGGTTTCAGTACGGCTTGAAGAATTGGGATATACGACAAGCCCATATACAACCAACCGCTTCCTGGTAGTATCGAAGTATTTCTTCAAGAGGTACGAAGAACGAACCAGAAAACCACACACAAAAATCAATCAAGACGCTTTGGATAATATCCTGGACAAGTTTGGATTCGGGCCAAATCCAGATTACTTCCAGAATGTTGAGATTGAAACATATATGAAAGTGATTGATGAATACTTTGGCACTTCATTTAGTGAGTACACGGATCACCATTATTCGCATTTCATGTCTGGCTACATACGGAAAAATTTGTTAATGAAAATTGAGGACAGGGAGGACACACTATGATATTTTGGCTATCAATAATCATTTTTGCAGTCGGCGTTGTTATTCTGATTGCAAATAGAATAGGAGAATCTTTAAGCTACGAATATGAGTATTCGAATGTGAGCGCAACCGTGCTTGTTTTGGGCGTAGCAGTGGCTTTTATCGGTGCGGTATATCTTTTGATCGCTGGATTGCTTTTAGCAATAAGCCAGACTACGGTTACCGCCACCAGACAGGCAAATGCCGAGAAATACAAAGCATTGACTTACAAACTGGAAAGTGAAGCTTGCCGAGATCAATTCGGACTTCTTAACAAAGAAATTATTGACGAGGTACAGAGATGGAATGTAAAAGTAACTTACTACAAAGCAATGGAAGATAACTTTTGGGTTGGAATCTATTACCCAGATGTGTACGGTGATCTGGGGACGATTGATTATGAGACATATGAGGGAGGACAAAAACCATGAAAAGAATCAAAACACTACTGGCGATAATTACCTTTATTTGCATTATCACAGGGCTAACAGGCTGTGCAGCGAATGACGATTACATGAATGACGTGAAAGGAAATCTTTCTGGAAACAGCTACACAATCTATACCTACGATAACTACGGCAAAAAGGTTATGACCACCACTGGGGACAAGATTAATATTTCCGGGAATAAAACGAAATCTAAGGGCTACGATAGCGAGGGTAACGAAACAACCAGCTATGATGTATCTTCCGTCATTACAATTCTGATAGACGGTAAAGAAATTGAAAGTTGTGGTGATACTTGTATTTTTGAGCAAAAAGGATTGAAGCCGGAGGTTGATTTTACCCAGGAAGATATTACCAGCCATTCAACCGGGAAGATTTCAGAGAATGCATACATAGCCGGGATTGTGAATTATTATAAAAATTATTTTGGGAAATCTAGGGTTGTAGTAATTAAATCCCAACTTGGACAACCAATAGCCGCATATTCTGGTGACGAGGTGTTCTGGAAAATCCCGGACGATCTACCTAAAATGACAAAGTTAATGATTGACGGAAAAGCTCTTTATATCCACAGGGCAAATTTCCAGATTATTGATAAAGAATTACTGAGATAAAATAATCAAATCCGTTTCAAAATCTCTCACCAGATAAAATATAGGAATAAGCCAAGAAAATTGAAATTTGAACAAAGAAATTAATTAATTGTGGAGAATTAAAACATATGAGTCAAATAGGAACAGAACTTCCGACAGAATATTCAGACCGTTTCGATGAATTACGCCAGAATAGGGTTGAGGTAAGTTTTTACAAATATGGTACAGCAAAGGATAACTTCGGGGAGAAGTTGGTAAACGCCTTGGAATCCCACGATATGTGCATCAAAAAGTATCGTGAGACAGGAAACACAGAATATCTTTGCGATGCAGCTAATTATTTGATGTTTGAGTTTATGTATCCTCAAATTCCGGGTGCATACTTCAAGACAACAGACAGCGGAGAAAGTGCCGGAGTTGCCGGAACACCGATTAATCAGCTGAAAGAGAAGTGGTATTAACGAAAAGGAGATATGAAAACATAATGAACAGACCATTATTTGAGCCAGGAGACATTGTACAGCACTTTAAGAGAGAAACCATCGAGAATCCGCATGATAATGAATACCTGTATGAGATTGTCGGTTTTGCTAGGCATACGGAAACAGGAGAAGACCTAGTGATATACAAAGCCCTGTATGGCAGTAAGCAATTATACGCCAGACCGAAAAATATGTTTTACAGTGAGGTAGATCGTGAAAAATATCCAAATGTGAAACAGAAATATAGGCTCGAGAAATATCATGGAGTGTTGTACGTGTAATGAATTTCAAGCAGACTTACTTTTCCATCTGGCAAGATATATGGAATCTTCACAAGAATTACGCTTTTATCTCAAAGGATGATATTCCACAGTGGGAAAATCTCACCGTGGAAGCAAACCGGATTCACGATAAATACTCTGATTCGGTCGGCGCAAAATTTGCCGAAGCTCTTTTGTTTGCCGTAACTGCGGAAATTGATAGAAAAGCGAAATAGTGCTTCCAGAATCCGCCCAAAGGTGGTACAATATGGGTATCAAATATTGGGGGTGCGTATGTATGAAGAAAATGAAAAGAGTTATTGTTGCGGCAACCGTGATGGCAAGTTTGGTGACTACAACACCTGTTATGGCTTTTAAATGGAGCAACAGTACAAGTGCTGAGAAACAATCAACAAATGCGTTTGACAATTGGAAATCCGTGTGTAAAGATACCGTATCAAAAATGGATGCAAGTGACGAAAATACAGCTGATTGCGCATTGTTTATAAAAAACAATTACAATGATGTAAAAAATTTTTCTGTATGGCCGGATGCTAGCAACCCACCAGAGTCTTTAGTATATTTTGCAATTGGAATTTCTTATTTTGGTGAGAAATTTGATTCAAGCACTATAGCTGGACAAATTAGCCAAATAGGATGGAATGCATTATCTTGCTTGTATGACGGAGACATGGATGGATTTTCTCAAAACATGGTTGATTTAAAGGCTAAGTATGAGGAAACTGGTGATATAATATATGAAATATCATATAACGAGGGGCAGTATAAGGTCGGAATAGACATACCAGCAGGGGAATACGTATTATTAAGTGATTATGAGAGCGCATATTTCTCTGTATCATCAGATGCAAACGGAGATGATATAATCATAAATGATAATTTTGTATATAATTCCGTGATAACAATAGATGATGGACAGTATATAGAATTAAAAAGATGCTATGCAGTCCCTACAGATGATGTGGCACCACTTGATAAGACAAAAGCGAGCATGTTTAGAGTTGGAAAAGACATACCATCTGGCGAATATGCGCTTGTTCCAGATTCAGAAGATGGGTATTATTGCATTTATAACGACAGCCATCAAGTTGATATTATTTCAAATAACAATTTTACAGGAAATACGTATGTAAATGTTTCGGATGGACAGTATTTAGTATTAAGTCGTTGTTCAATAAAAGAGTGATGATAAAAACTAAGGCTAGGGATTTCGCCCTAGCCTTTATTTTAGTTCATCCAATTATATGTATAAGAATCATTAACATATACTTCAAATTTATCTGGCGTTATTGTATCGTAATTCCTATCGTGAGGGAATCTAAATTCAAGATAAGCAGTTGAACCAGGATTTTCAACGTGAGCAAATTGATAATCATATCCAACTATTCTTCCATCTTTGTAAAATACGACTGCAATAGTTGTGTAAGAGTTTCTTTTTCCATTATTAGTTACTTTTACCATAACATTTCCAGCTCCAAAATTAGCTGAATAGTGTATTCCGGAATTGTTCAAAATAAGGCTTGAAGAAGCTTTTTCAATTTTTAAATTAACTTTGAAAGAATCCCAGGTCTTGTCAGCGTTCCAACCTTGAAGCGCACATTTTGAATGTGGAGCAAAAGCGTATATACTATCAGAATCCGTTCCAATCATAGAACCATTCAAAAAATAAACAAACTCAACTCTAACACGTACTGCATAATCATAATGATTTTCAAGAATTGCCACCGCTCCATACGGTGTAGATTCTGCATGATATGTAACAATATTCTTCTTACCGCTACTGTTAGTGCTAGGATTTCCTTCAAAACCACCATTGCCGTTAGAAGCCTTTTTCACGGTAACTTTACAAGTGTATTTCTTTTTGCCGACCTTTGCAGTAATCGTTGCGGATCCTTTTTTCTTAGCTTTTACTCGTCCTTTAGAAGATACCGTTGCAACAGACTTCTTGCTACTTGTCCATTTTACTTTTCTTTTTGTTCCAGTTACTTTTAATTGTAATGTCTGACCGACTTTCAAAGTGGCTTTTTTCTTGTTGATTTTGCCAGCCGCCGATACTGGAACTACCATACAGACAATCAGTAACATTATGGTCAAAACTGCCAGTAACTTTTTGGATTTTTTCATATGCGTTTTCCTCCCTAAATCAGTATGATATCTGTATTTTACCACTCCAAAATGAATAGTGGAATAGGAAATTTGAAAAAAATAACGATTCATCAAAATGACGAATCGTCAGTAAAAAAACTGTCGTGAATTTCAAGACGGTTAATAGCTGTTCCACAAATTTATGGAGCTGTTTTTTCACAAAAAAATGAAAAATACTCTTGACATTGTACGTACAAACTGATATATTAAAGATGTACAAAATGTACACACAATCTGAAAGGAGTGATAAAATGTCTCCCAAAATGGGGCAAAAGTTGACGGACAATCCTAGAAACGTAAGATTGGAAGTCAGACTTACACAGGAAGAAAATGCACTATTGGAAGAATGTGCAAAAAGACTTCAAGTCACAAAGACAAAAGTTATCACAAAGGGAATCGAATCAGTAGATAAAGATTCTCGCAACTGAAAAACAGCCGTAGCACCGACCAAAGCACAAACGACTGTTTAAGCAACCAGAAGTCTCACATCTGGTAATCAATATCTTATCATTTTTGAGACTTCTTTTCAAGAGAAAAGGAGTATTTTTTTATATGAACGAAATCACAATTAACACAGCAAGCCAGACACCTATCGAGATCGCACTTGGTATTGATGAAGAGGGTATGACTACTGCCAGAAAATTGTATTCATTTTTAGAGCTTGCACAAGGACAGTTTTCAAGATGGTGCAGAAGAAATATTATTGAAAATGATTTTGCAATGGAGAATGAAGATTATGTGCGACTCGACATTAATGTCGAGACACCGACAGGTGGCGTTATTCAAAGAGAAGATTATAAACTCTCTGCCAGCTTTGCAAAGAAACTTTCTATGCAGTCAAAGAGTGCCAAAGGTGAACAAGCCAGACAATATTTTCTCAAAGTAGAGGACAAATTAAAAGAAACAGTTCGCCACCCAGTACCCATGACCATCCCCGAACAGATTCAGCTTCTAGCACAGGGAAACGTAGAACTGAATAAGCGGATTGACGATATTCAGACAGAGTTTGAGACTTTGAAAATGGATTTGCCGATTCTCCCGATTGAAGCGGAGAAAATCACGGAAGCCGTAAAGAGAAAAGGAACACTGGTGCTTGGCGGTAAGGAATCTAATGCTTACAATAGACGTTCCATTCGTCAGAAAATTTACAGTAACATTCATTCCAATCTGCGCTACCAGTTCCAGGTAAAAAGCTACAAGGCAATTAAGAGAAGCCAAGTAGAACAGGCAGTCAAGATTATTGGAGAATACAAACCGCCAGTTTTCTTGAAGAATGAGATTGATACAGAAAATGCACAGCAGAGATTCTTTTAATTAGATTCTTACAGGGATACACAGGAGGAAAATAAAATGGCAGAAAATATGGATAGAGAAAACACAATGTTCGAAGTAGAGGACACTATTGATAAAATCAAGTTTCTTTTGGACGATTTCATGGAACAGTACGGATTTAATAGCACAGAAAAAATGGACGAACTGAAAAAATGGCAGTTTGCATATAACAAGCAATTTATGACAATGAAATTGTTGATTTTATGCGATTATGCCAATAAAGCAAGACAGAAATTTAAGGCTCTTGAATCTATGGAGCAGAAAGCGTGATCGTATGGCAAACAGAATCCAGTTCAATGACTTTCAGAAAAAGAGCGTGTACGCCAAGTGCAACGGAAAATGTGCGATATGTGGTAAGCCTGTCAAATTCAAGAAAATGACAATCGACCACATTACGCCGTTGTCCCGGGGCGGCACCAATGATATTAAGAATCTGCAACTGGCGTGTAAGCGTTGCAACAGCATGAAGAGCAACATGACAATGGATGATATGATGGGGCAGATTTCCGAGATTTTGAAGTATAACCGCAAACAGAAGTTGATTAGAGTGTTGGGAGGAATTGTAGAATGATTGACTATAAAGAAGAAATCAAGAAACTTTTGGAAAAAGTAGATGATTATTATGATCTCAAAAGAACATATAAGTTGCTCGAATATCTGTACTTAGAGGAAGTTTTAAAAACAGTGAAATGATACCAAAGTATACTGAATGATACTTTCACCGTATGCTATAATATACAATCATAATAAGCAAATTTAGAGCGTTTACCTTTCGGGGTAGGCGCTTTTTTCGTGTGTAAAAATACATGAGGGTTAGCATATGGCAGAAGCATTTTTAAAAGTGGATGGGGTAGCAATGCCCTGTCCTTCTTCTTTTACATGGGGATTACAGGATATATCAGCATCAGAATCCGGCAGAACAGACGATACGACCATGCACAAAAACAGAGTTGGACAGAAACGAAAGCTGTCTGTAGGTTGGAATGCCCCAGACTGGGACACTGCTTGCAAGATTGTACAGGCGGTAAACCCAGAGTACATACAGGTCACATATCCAGACCTGTTATCCGCAAACAAACACGAAACCAGAACATTTTATGTTGGGGACAGGGAATCACCCTTTAAGTGCTGGTGGATTGGAAATGAGCGCATGGAAGGACTTAGTTTTGACTTTATCGAGAGGTAAGATATGCGAAATTTATCAACGGAATTTAAAGAACAACAGAATAGTGGAAACCGTAACTATCTGAAATATGCAGATTTTACCTTTACGGACGGAAGCACATTATCCATTACCGACAAAGACTTATGGTCTAATGGCTTCAAATTTGAGGATGCAGTATCGCAAAGTGGTTCTTTTGATATCGGCGCAGCTATCGTAAATAAGCTGACATTGCAGATCAACAACTTTTCTGGCAAGTACACAGATTACATCTGGGACGGAGCAAGAGTTGTTTGCCATATTGGGCTTGAATTATCTACTGGTATTGAAAAAATCCGTATATGTACCATGACAGTAACAGATGCACCATATCAGAACACAGCTATTATTAGCCTAACTTGTGAAGATTCCATGCGATTATTTGATCGTGATTATTCAGAAAGTAAGCTGTCCTATCCGGCAACAAGATTACAGATCATCCAGGATGCTTGCGAGGTGTGCGGAGTAACACTGCAATCAACAAGATTTGATAACGATGATTTTGTAATCCAGAATCGACCAGACGATAGCAGTATTACTTTCCGACAGGTAATTGCATGGGTAGCACAGATGGGCTGCCAGTGGGCGAAAACAGATGCATACGGCAGATTATGCCTTGGCTGGTATAAAAATGAAGTGCCAGACGATTTTTATAATAAGGAAGAAGTTCCATGGAAAGATATTGAAGGGAAAGATATCTTAGATACAACTGGCGCACAGATTATAACTGTTATGCAAAAGGGTATTACAGCCATAGATACAAATGGATTCACACCATGGCTGTACGATGTCGAAATAACAGGTGTAAAAGTTACAGAATACGTTGAAAATTCTTCTCAAAATGAAGCGAAAACATATCAGTCGGGGGAATCTGGCTATGTTATCGAAATTAGTGATAATAAGCTAATTCAAGAGGGAACAGGAGAAGCAATCTGCAAGATTATTTCAGACAGATGTGTTGGAATGAAATTCAGACCGTTTTCTACCGGTGCTTTAACAAATATTGCATGGGAAGCTGGTGACACCATTGCGATTTCCGATAGAAACGGAAAACAGTATAAGAGCTACCTAACTTCTGTTACTTTGAATCCAGGCGCATTTGAGCAACTTGAATGCAGTGCCAAGAGTGCATCCAGGAATAAGCAGAAACAATATAGTCTTAATCAACAAATACAGGCAGAAAATAATAAGAATTTAAGAGATGAACGTACCGCCAGAGAAAAGGCACTGGAAGAATTATCACAACGACTTGCTGAATCTTCTGGAACATACACGACAGTAGAAACACAGCCGGACGGAAGCAACATCTATTATCTTCATAATAAGCCGCAGTTATCCGATTCTGACATTATATGGAAAATGACTGCGGAAGCGTGGGCTGTATCTACAGATGGTGGACAACATTGGAATGGCGGCATGACGGTTGATGGTGATGTAATTGCCAGAATCCTTACTGCCACAGGCGTTAATGCTGACTGGATTAATACAGGAACTATTAAAGCAATTGACAAAGATGGAAATACAACTTTCCTGGTTGATGTAACAACAGGAAGAGTTATTATCAATGCAGATTCTGTACAAATCAAAGGAAAAGATGTCAATGCAATTGCAAAGGAAAAAGCAGAAACAGAAGTAAATAATTTTATAAGCAATACATACACAACTGATATCAATAATTTACAGTCTCAAATCGACGGACAGATTGAGACTTTTTTTTATGACTATGAACCGACCTTGCAGAATATCCCGGCTTCTGGTTGGACTACATCGGAAGAACGTAAAAAACATGAGGGTGACTTATTTTACTGGAAATCTAAGGGATATGCGTACCGTTTTATGCAAGATGGGGCAACTTGGAAATGGCAATTGGTACAAGATACTGATATCACGTTAGCACTTGCCGCCGCAGAAAAAGCGCAAGATACGGCAGATCATAAGCGGCGTGTATTCGTAGTTCAGCCAGAGCCGCCTTACGATATTGGGGACTTATGGACACAAGGCTCTAATGGTGATTTGATGAGATGTAAAGTTGCCAGAGCAAGCGGTTCTTACTCAGTGGATGATTGGGAAAAGGCTTCAAAGTATACGGATGATTCTACTTTCAATACTTTCTTGGATGGAGTTTTCAAAGATACAATAAGCAATCTCAAAACACAGATTGATGGAAAGATTGAGACTTGGTATCAGCCAAACGATCCATCTGTAAAATGGACAAAAACAGAGGAATATCCATGGTGTGATATTGACGGAAACAAGATTCTGGATGAATCCGGGAATGAAATTGTTTTGGTATGGGAATCTGAGAAGGCAGAGCATGAAGGCGATCTTTGGCATAATACCACGGATAACACCCAGTGGATATACAAATCTGGCATCTGGCAACCACAGTCCATACCAAATGAATTGTTGGACAAGATAGACGGTAAATCATCTGTTTACATGATTCAGCCAACACCACCATATTACGAAGGTGACTTGTGGGTAACGACCAATAGTGAAGGAAAGGCTTCTCTCAAAACTTCTTTTGTAAATCGTATTAATGGTGACTTTACTGCATCCGATTGGATTGACTTCAAGTACGCAGACAAAGACGATATCAAAAATGCAATTGATAATTACGATACCAGTCTTGGACAGGATGAAGTGTTCAATAAACTCACAAAAGGCGGGACAGAACAGGGAATCTACATCGAGGACGGAAAAGTATATATCAATGCAAAATATATTCTGGCTGGATTGCTTGCCGGTGAGAGAATTAATGGTCGTGGGCTAAAAGTCATTAATGATGACAAGAACGTAACCTTAGAAATCGACAGCAAAGGAAACGTCATCCTAGCTCCAAAAACTTTTTCCTTACAAGGCAAAACAGTAAAGGAAATTGCAGATTCTTCTGCCAGCACCGCAGTTTCTGGACAGACACAAGCCGATATTTTCAACAAACTTACCAATGGCGGCAAGGCACAGGGGATTTACTTGGATGAAAATGGAAATGTCTATGTAAATGGTGAATACGTGCAAGCCAAAGGAATTAGGGTTGTTGATGGAAATGGAAAAACCACTTTTTCCATTGACAAAACCACTGGTGCAGTAACAATAGCAGCTTCACAGTTTACATTAGGAGATAAAAGCGTTACTGATATAGCACAGGAAGAAGTCGTAAAACAAGTCCAAGATATTACATCGGACAATATTATTAAAGGCTATTATCTAACAGAACAAAATGTTAAAGATTATTGGTCTACACAGAGTGCATATACATATGAGTATGGAGTTCAGGATGTAGATGGCGGTAAAAATGCAATCAAAATAAACGGAACTGGAGCACAATTTGGAACGAAAAATTATAAGCCAATAAAAGTTACTGGAAATTATACTTTTTCGTTTTGGATAAAAACTAGTGTTGCAACACAAGTATATGTGTATCTTGGAAGTAAAACAATATTAAATGCTAAAACTATAACTGAATGGAAAAGACTGCAAGTAACAACAACTTTATCTAGCTTACCAAATGATAGTTTAAACAGTTTGAGAATCTTGACATCATCAGTTGGGTCTAGCGTAAAATTTGATACCTATATTTACATGCCAAAGCTTGAATATGCTTACACAAATGAACAAGTGTTCAATATGCTTACAAACAACGGTGCAATAAAGGGCATGTACATGGAAAATGGAGAATTGTATTTTTCATTCACCTATGCACATGGAGGTACATTGAAACTTGGCGGTTCAAATAACGGAAATGGGTTACTTTCCATTCTGAATGCAAGCGGCACACAGGTTGGATATATTGACAATACGGGGGTTCATTTTAACCAAGGTGAATTTTCTGGAAATTTGAAGTCTAATACTGGTGAAATTGGAAGTTGGATAATTGATAAGACCAACGGTATTCTAAAATCAAAAGATGGAGGAATTATACTGGATGCAAAAAACAGTAAAATTTATGCCGTTGTACCGACTGGACATACTGGGACTGAGATATCAAAAGAAAAAATTGTTTCTGGAGATGCGAACTTTTCCAGTGCAACCATTGGGGAAGGAATCATAGGAGAAAATGTTGGTTCTTGGTTTAAAACAGGAAATTCGTTTAATGGCGATAATAGTGCAGAACTAAATATCGAACAATATTTTCACGTTACAAGTAGATCGTTTGAATTACCGGCATTAGACAAAGTTTCATCTGGCGGTCACTTGGTATTTAAATCAGACGGATTGACAGTGGCTTGTACACTTTCCTCTTCTAAAAGATACAAAGTTCTTGGAAACAAGATAACAGAGAATGATATAGAGAACCTTTACAATATTAATCCTGTTTGGGCGAAATATAAGAATGAGTTAATAGCAAAAGATGATGAACGGTACGACACATATATGCCAATGTTCATTGCAGAAGATGTAGAAAAATGGTTTCCAATAGCAACAGACCACAGAAACGGGCTGGCAGAAGACTGGAATCAAAAAATCATGATCCCATCCATGTTCGCCATGATAAAATTCAATCACGAGAAAATCAAGGAACTCAAATGCGAGAATGAAAAATTGAAATCTGAATTAAAAAGCATTAAAGAAGAACTTGCAGAAATCAAACAATTGTTAGGCAAATCAATATAAAGAGGGTGAGAAATCATCCTCTTTTTATAAATTAATATCAATAATTAAAAGGAGGACAACAACATGCCAAAATGGACTGAATACACAACAAAAGATACGTTAGCGGATAATGACGAAGTAATGCTGTATGACGCAACTGCGAGAGCGAACAAGCGCGGATTAATGAGCAAGTTTTGGAATTATGTAGTGGATAAAATGTCAACGGCTGTTATCGGTAAATTGGAAACCGAAAACAAGACAGTTATTGGGGCGCTTAACTATTTAAATGGCAAGACATTCAAAAAACTTTCAAACCAATATAACATGTCTAATGGAATAACAGAAAATGCTGGGCTACATCCTATTAATTCAGATAAGTATACAGTAATAGCTGCTTATAATTCGTATACATCACATATTGTTATCCCATTTATTGCATCTTCGGATAAAACTTGGAGATGTTATGTTATGCAAACTAATTTAAAACCTGTTGATAACTTTGATGATTATGAGATTACTTTTTTAGTGGTTCCTAGCTAATAATACTTGAACGATGGAATATAGATAATGGCAAAACTCTATTCGCAAAAGATAATACATGATATAATCAGTATATCACAACAACAAAAAGGGAGTTGGACTCCCATCTACCAAACAAAAAGTCCAACTCCAAGCACCACAAAGGGTACAAAGATATTATAGCATAGTACCTTCCCTTTGCGGCAACAACAGCCATGATTCCGTGAAGTTTAATCATGGTAGGTATATTGTATAAAAAGTTTATGTTAAAGAGCATCCCATTTGGGGTGCTTTTTATTATGCGCTTTTTTAACCTCAATAATAAAAGGAGACCACACATGAATATTAACACCTCATTAATCAGCAACAACAACAGCTACGCAGGACAAACACCTCGGTATATTGTCATCCATAATACAGATAATATAGCCAAAACAGCAGATGCCAAAGCACACGCCACTGCACAACATAATGGCAATTTTCATGGCTATTCAGCCCATGTATTCGTTGACGATAAGTCAGCATACCAAGCCTTGCCGTACAATCGTGGAGCATGGCATGTTGGGGTAGATTACGGCGGTAAACTTTTTGGAACTGTAAATAATCATAATTCCATCGGAATTGAAATGTGTATGAATGCCGGATATAACTACGAAAAAGCATACCAGAATACCGTTGATGTATGCAAGCAATTGATGAAAAAGTACAATATCCCGGCATTCCGAGTAGTGCAGCATTACGATGTGTGCGCTAAGAATTGTCCATCCGTTATCCGTAAAAATGGTGACTGGGATAGATTCAAGAAGCTCATTTCCAGTGAAACCGTGACAGCGCCAACCACAAAGCCGACAGTAAAGGTTGACAAGTATTACCGTGTTCGCAAGACCTGGAAGGATTCCAAGAGCCAGATCGGGGCGTACAAGTCACTGAAAAATGCGAAAAAGGCTTGCAAAGCCGGTTACTCTGTTTTTGACTGGAATGGAAAAGCTGTGTATTCCGTGACTGCAAAGAAAAGTGTAGCCAAGGTAGCAAAAGAGGTAATTAACGGCGAGTGGGGAAACGGACAGGATAGACGAGACCGTCTGGAATCAGCTGGCTACAATTACACAGAAGTGCAGAATGCAGTAAACAAACTTCTTAAATAACAAAAACACTCCCGGGGTTTTCCCGGGAGCTACTTAAATGCAATATAGCCTTCATAAAGTTTTCTGATCGCCGAAAGGTCTTTTCTCCTAATCGGAACCACATCTCCAGATACCATTCTGAAATCAGCACGAAGTTCCCAGACTTCATCCATGTTGACAATGTAACTTTGGTGGCAGCGTAAAAACCGTCTGTCCAGTTGCTTTTCAACGTCCGAAAGTTTCCCTCTCTGCATATGAGTGATACCACAGGTACAATGGATAGTGATGTATTTATTGCGACTTTCAATATATTCAATATGGCAGAAACCAACCCTGTGGAAATAATCCTTGTTCTTTACAGTCAGCGTTTTATCATGGATATTTTCCAGTTCCCTGTTGACTACACCATACATTCTTCCATCTTCCGAGCCTTTTATGATATAGTGAACAGGAAGGATATCCAGAGCATCAAACACATATTCCTTGTGGGCTGTCCAAAAGGTGATATTCCCTACATATCCATTCTTTCTAAGATGCCGGGCAACATCAATCCCATTTTCATCTTTCAATATAATATCCAGCACAATTATGTCGTACCATACGCCGTCATTTACATCATCAATAAGAGGTTTCCCGGTGGTATATGCCGTGATCGTGCATCCACTGTCCCCATTTCTACGAAGAAAACCGTCCATTCTGGTTTTAAAAATCTCAATTTGTAATTTGTTGTCATCACATATTGCAATCCTCAAAAAAATCATCCCTTTTTGTGCGAAATTCGTCGCTGCATGTGCTGATTTCGCCATTTTCTGTATGATTGTATATTTTTTGATACAATATTATCGTACCACATAAGAAAGATAGTGTAAAGAGGCTGGATGATGGAAAGATGTAAGAAGATAGCGATTATCTTAATATTGATGTTTGTGCATGTGTTTATTGGGATTCATGTGTATTTCAGCCCAGAGCGTAGTATTATCTTTGGGAGGGTTAAAACTATCGCAAACATGGTGACGGAAATCAAAAGCAATCCAAATGAGCACCAAAAATCCCTCGATTCCAGAAACCCAGCCCCTTTATTTCTATCTATTATTATTACGATTTGGAAAAGCGAAAATCACAATATTTATACAAAAAATCTCGTAATCTGTAAAAATATAGAGGAAAAGCAACTTGCCAGAAAGGATTTAAGCGGAGATGATTCCGTTCCGTTATATGGTTATGAAAACATGATATAATTTAATAAGCAGGAACAAATGTTTGGAATATTGGGAGGGATTTACGTGGATTACAAGAAAGAAATTATTAAATTATTAGACAAATTAGACGAAAGAAAACTTACACTTGTATTTTGGCATATAAAAGGGCTTCTTGGAATCAAATAAAAAGAGGGACAGATTTTTTCTGCCCCTTTTCTTTTTATTCATCATTCATTCCGACAAGTTCTTTTGCTTTTTGCTCAAGCAATTCCCACTCATCTGCGGTGAGGTTGGCTAAAACAGAGATTAATCTTTCCTTGAAATTATCAGATTCACCACTCAGGGCTTCGCCCACAAATTTTTCAATCTGAATGTCTCTTGTGGTAGATTGTTTCATTGGTTCTTCACCAGTAAGAAGCCATTCTCTTCTTATTCCATATTTTGTACAAATCAGGCTTATTACTGCATCTGATGGAGTTCTTCTTCCAGATTCATAACTAGATATATTGGAAAGAGGAAGTTCTAACGCATCTGCAAATTCTTGCTGATTCTTTATATGGAATTCTTTTCGTATCCGTTTTAAACGGTCTTTCATTATCTTCACCTCCTTATTAAGTATTGTACATCATAGCGAATAAGAAATCAACAATAAAAATTGTACAAAGTACAAAATATATGCTTGACAGATATTGTACGTAGTGATATATTAAGAATGTACAAAGTACAAAACACTTTGCCGATTAAATAAACAGGGCGACCTACAAAAAAGGGAGGGGGGGAACAAAGTGCTGAATAACTTGAAAAAAGTTCTTGACGATAAAGGAATCACAATTAGAGCTTTTGCAAAAGTTTTGGAAGTCGATGAGAGGACAATACAGAACAAGTTAAAAGGGAAAACGCCTTTTACTTATCCAGAAGTGGTAATTGCGAAAAAAGAACTTTTTCCAGAATATGACATGGAATACTTATTCAGAGATGAATAACAAAAAGTCGACAGGAGTGCTGTCCTATCGACTTTTGCCTAAATTTGTTTACCCTATGTGTTTTGCAGACGGAACGCACTTGTTCAGTCACATAAGCAGCACCAAATGTTTCTTGAGACACTTCGCCACTTACGCAGTTTTAGTTCTGCGATTGAGTAAAAAAAGATTAGCTGCCCATTAGTTGACGAATGTAGGAATTTTGTTCAATACGGTGAACGAAATTGCTTAACGTACTTTGGTAACGCAGTTTACTCTGCTTGCGACCTACAATAAGGAACAGGGCAAATTCAAAAGTTTGGTCAAAATACACAGCTCCTTTCATTGCCCATTATCAGGGAATGAAATAATTTTAACACATAGGAAAAATATTTTCAACATAAAGTGAGGTGAAATTATGTCAGAAAAAGAAAAAAAAATCATTGAATCAATCGCTAAAGCCGTTCCGAATATGTCTGAATTTGACAAAGGATATTTCCTTGGAGTTGGCGAGACAATTGCCAAATACAAAAACAATGGCAAAGAAGAAAAAGTTGAGAAAAAGACTGAGAAAGGAGAAGGAGGAAAATCATAGACGATTTAGTTTATCTTCGTAATGAAGAAGCTGTCTGTGATAGTTTACAGGTGGCTGAGAAATTCGTGAAAAGACACGCTGACGTAATTAGATCAATTGAAAATCTCATAAGAAATGACTCAACGCAAAATTGCGTTCAGTGCTTCAAACAAGTTTCGTACAAGGATGATACAGGAAAAAAGAACAAAATGTATCTTATGAACCGTGACGGATTTACATTCTTAGTAATGGGATTTACTGGCAAGAAAGCGAATGAATGGAAATGGCAATACATAAAAGCTTTTAACCAGATGGAGAATTTCATCCGTGAGAAATCAACTCAAGTTTGGGTTGAAACTAGAAAAGCCGGGAAACTTACCAGAAAGGCAGAAACAGATACCATTCAGAAACTTGTTGAATACGCCAAAGTACAGGGAAGCAGTCATGCAGAAATGCTTTACATGACATATTCCAAATTAGCAAATAAGATGGCGGGAATTAATAAGAGAGATGAAGCTACGGTAATGCAACTCAACAACCTGTCCTTGATGGAAAATATTATCTTACATGAAATTGATCTCGGAATCATGCAAGGAAAACATTATAAGGAAATATACAAAGATTGCAAGAAGAGATTGGAGACAGTTAAAGATTTGGCTTATCTGGAAGCGGTTTGAGAGGAAAGCTCATAAGGAGGTGAGAAAGTGAATATCCAAAACGAGACTATTGTGAAGTTCAAAAACGGAACAGAGTTACATATGCCTTCTGGTATATACGAAAAAATTTCTTTCGATAAAGATTCAATTATGGAACTTAAGTGGGAAGAAAATGGCATGGACTACAAGGTACAGTTTTTCTTTTGTGATGTACTCTATATTGCGAAGACAACACAGAGTACATCTAAAAATTAAAATGGTCGTTTGACAGAAGAACAATTGTTTACTTTCTTTTTATCCAACTCATTAAGAAAGTAATTCTCATCATGGGAATTGAGAAGTTTGGAAAAATCTGTACGATATTTAAAATATTTTTGACAGATATGAGAATCATCTAAATTCCCTAGAAGCTCAGAACAAAGTTTGGCAATAGCCAAGTCGTGAGCAATTTGAAAGTTATCCATTATTAACACCTCCTTCCTAAAGGAGATTATATCATAGAATGGAGAAAAATTATATGAATGATACATATAATGTTTTTTATTCTATTTTGGAAGAGCTCCAAGCTATTCACAATATCATGGAGCAGCCAAAAAAACGAGTTTCTAAAAAAGATAAGAAAAGCATCGAAAAACGCATTATTGATAGACCTCTTCTTGAACCTCAAAATTCTATGATGATGGAAAGAAAGGAGACTAATGAAAACATCAAAAATCGAAATCCGGCAAGTAAATGGCAATGAAGGAATCTTCACAGAAATCCTTGTAGATGGTCATAAACTTGAGGGAGTAAGAAGCTTTGAGTTGAAACAGGGAGTTGGAGATTCAGAACCTATACTTTCCATTGATCTGAATGCTTTTGATTTATCTACAGATTTGCAAATGTTGCAGGTGAACCAGAAAGGTATCGGGGAAATTGAGGAAATCAAGTTTAAAGACTCACCAAGGATGCTGAAATTTCAAGCAGAATAGGCTCTCATATTTCAGAGAGCCAAACAGAATTATTTTGAAGCTTTTAAAATGGAACATTGTTTCGGATTTGAACAACATCCAGTTTTGCTTGCATAATTACACTTAATTCGACCTATTGTGTAATTAGGCGTCAAATCATCCAATGATCCAGTATTAATGAGAGAAGCTTCAATGGAATAATTTTTGTTCTGCTTATCGCAGAAACCATTAAATACCAATAATCATCACCTCCACTCTTATAGTGAGTATAACACAAGAAAGGAGAGATTATAAGGAGAAGATGACAATTATCAAATTTAAAAATGGGGAAACAATCGAAATTCCGTGTGTGTTCCCGGATGATATTGTGAAACCAGACATTAGAGCTCAACTGATACGTTTGGAATGGGATGACGACGGAAAGCAATATTGTTTGAAATTTAACCCAGCAGATGTGCTCTATGTAAAAGAGATTGCACATTCCTAAAGGAGATTATATCACAGAAAGGAAATAGTTAAAATCAAAAGGCTTAAATATGAAGTGTTAAAGAATAGATATTCCATAGTTGACATAATTTTTATAATTATCGGAATTTTTTGTGGAATATTCTTAGCAGGAAGATTCTTATTTTAAACAAGAAAGGAGAATAATGAACGAATTACAGATTTTTAATTCGCCAGAGTTCGGAGATATTCGGACGGCTACATTAGAGAATGAACCAATGTTTTGCTTATCAGATGTTTGCAGAGCATTAAGCTTATCTAATGTAACAGAAGTGAAGAAAAGATTGAGTGAAAAGGGGTTAAGTAGTATTGAAACCCTTACAAAAGGCGGAAACCAGAAACTTCTGTACATCAATGAAGCTAATTTGTACAAAACAATATTCCAAAGTCGAAAAGAATCGGCACAACGTTTTACAGATTGGGTGACAGATGAAGTCCTACCATCCATCCGAAAGAATGGCGGTTATATCATGGGACAGGAAAATTTGTCTGATTCAGAATTGATGGCTAAAGCTATTCTGGTAGCACAAAAAACTATTGAACATAAAAACCAGATCATTGAACAGCAGAAAGCAAAAATCGAAGCCGACAGACCAAAGACAATTTTTGCCGATGCAGTGTCAACCAGTCATACATCAATCCTTATTGGGGATTTGGCAAAACTTATCTGCCAGAACGGTGTCCAGACAGGACAGAAGAGATTATTCCAGTGGATGCGAGAAAACGGATATCTGATGAAAACTGGTGCAAGCTACAATATGCCAATGCAGAGATATATTGAACAGGGATTGTTTGAAGTTAAGGAATCCAGTGTTCAGAATCCAGACGGAAGCGTCCGAGTAACGAGAACCACAAAAGTTACCGGAAAAGGACAACTGTATTTTATCAATAAGTTTCTTGGGAATGAAATAGCAAGTTAAGGAGGTGGACGTAAGATGTTAGCAGATGATTACGTTTCTGAAAGGTTATCCGATTATGATTCCAAAATATATCAGTTATATCGCCGCAAAAACGGACAGAAGGCAAGCGACCTTGTAGAAAAAGTGAAAAATGAAATTGCCGAATGCGGTCTGTCCGCTACTGAAGCGAAAGGCTTTTTAGAGTACATGAAGATTGTTATTGACGCTCAGTCACATCTTCCCATTCAGAAATAACGGAAGTTTTTATGGTTTCTGCTCCGGGAACATTACCATCATCAATCTCATTTGCGGCATGAAGCATTGAAATTATTTTATGAGAATAAGGATGTTCCTTTCCGCAATTTGGGCACACAACCTTGTCTGTACTTATTCTTTCACTTATATAGTAATCACAATGACAAGTACAGGAAACTTTTAATTTGAGAAACATTTTAACATACCTCCTTTCTGAACACATTATACCATTCAGATGGAGAGAATAAAAGAAAATAGGGAGGAAAAACAATGATTAAATTTGAAAACGGATTAGTTAATATTTCTGGTAAAGGGATTGATATTCTTTCAGAGTATGCAGCTATCACCCATGAAATTAAAGAGATGTTCGCAAAAAATGGTGGAGAAGAGAAAGAAATAAAAGAGCAGCTTAGACATTCATTTGAGTATGGCCTTATGAACGAGGAAGAACTTGATAAAGAAATCAAGGAAACTTCCAAACAGATAGATGCAATTATTCCGTTTATTTCGCATCTGAAAGAAATGCTTAAAAAATTTGGAGCAAAAGATAAGGAGGACTAATCATGGGAGAAAACAAGAGTACGGATTATATTCCAGAGAATGCCAATGAGGAATATGCACTTCTGGTTGGAAGATTAAAGGCATTTGAAGCTTGGGCGAATAGCGTGAAAGATTATGATTTCACAAAGGACATGGCATTCAGAATGCTTGGGCTTGATTTAGTCGAATCAAAGGAGGAAAAGAAAAAATGAAATGCTTTAAAGGATTTGACAAGGACTTAAAGTGTAGAGATTTCCAGTATGAAATTGGAAAAGAATACACAGAAGAAAAAGCAGACATTTGTAATTGTGGATTCCATGCTTGCGAATTTCCGATGGATGTATTCGGTTATTATCCTCCTTCAGATTCCAGATATTGTGAAGTTGATCTTGAAGAGAATGGCCAGAAATCATCTGATGATAGCAAGAGAGTTGGAAAGAAAATTTCCGTGAAAGCAGAAATTGGAATTGCTGGAATTATCAAAGCTGGCGTTGAATACATCAAAGAGCAAGTTAATTGGGAAGACGATAAGGCAACCAATACCGGAAATCGGTCAGCGGCAACCAATACTGGATATCAGTCAGCGGCAACCAATACCGGAAATCAGTCAGCGGCAACCAATACCGGAAATCGGTCAGCGGCAACCAATACTGGAGATCAGTCAGCGGCAATTGTAGAAGGAAAAGAAAGTATTGCATTAGCTACAGGAATTAATTCAAAAGCTAAAGGAAAAATTGGATGTTTTATTGTTTTAGCAGAGTGGAAAGAGATCAATTATGAATATCATATTGTAGATGTTAAATCAGCAAAAGTAGATGGGGAAAATATCAAGGAAGATACTTTCTATACGCTGAAAGATGGAAAATTTGTAGAAGCAGATTAAGTGTCCTGGAAGGTGCGGACACACCAACCAGGACGGTATCTAACTAAGTCGACGTTAGTTAAATACAGGATTATTATATCACAACCTCCTGTATTTGACAAACAAAAATATAACAGGAGGACTTTTTATGCAAAAAAATGGCGAAAATCAGCCACTTTCCAGTGAAATCATTGCTGATCTGGAAGAAAAGCTGATGGCAAGAAATGTAATTATCGCTATTCTGGCAGCTGCACTTGCAGTAACCACATCCAGAAGAAAGTGAGGACAAAATGAAAGAGGTGGTAAATGCAATAGGAGAAATATTTGTAGGAATAGGGATGTTTGCAGTGATATTCTTCATCGCATGGATTCTTACATCATTTGATGTTATCGGGGTGTTCTTCGTATCAACAGTCTTATTCTTAATGGTGTTTCTTCCTATTATATTAGAAATGGAGGAAAAGTAAATGAAAAGATTAAATAAAGTAAAATTATCCGGCAGATCCGGGGAAATAGTATTTAGCCACGAACATTACGGTAGATACTACTATAAATTCATGCTAACAGTCATTCGCAGAAGCGGTGCGGCTGATATATTCCCAATAGTTATAGAAGATTCCATTATGCGCGACAACGATTACAACGGAAAAGAGATTGTGGTAACAGGATCAATCAGAAGCATGGACACTTCTAAAAATCCAAATAAGCACCACAACGTTAATTATATCGCAGCTGACGAGGTGGAAATCCTGGAAGAACAGGTTCCAGAAGGTGATATAAACGAAGTAGAGTTTGTTGCCAGAAGTTGCACGAAAGAACCATATGCAAAACTTACATCAGTAACGCACAGAAAAGTTTCAAATCTTTTTGTAGCAATTCCAAGAGAGTATTCAGAAAGAGCGGATTTTATTCGCTGTACTTTATGGGGAAAAGGTGCTGATCTGGCAGTAGAGGTTAAAAGAAATGATTACATTAAAGTAAACGGAAGGTTAATGAGCCGTGATGTTTATGTTAATGGGGAAGAAACGGAAAGTGTATATGAGATTTCCGTAAAAGAAATGGAGAAATTGGAGGATGAAGAATAATAAGAATGAAGTTCAGATATTTGGCGTAATAATGGACATTCAGCCAGGAACGTTTTTCAAGGACGGAGAAAAATTCGGAAGATTCTATATTGGTGCAAAGCGTACCAGCGGGAACGTAGATTTACTTCCGATAATTGTTGAAGAAAAGCAGACGGAAGGTTTAAAGCTCGGAAAACACGTCTATGTTGAAGGAAGATACAGTTCTTCAAACAAACATGAAAGTGGAAAGTCACATTTGATTCTTGAAATCAAAGCGGAAACAATCTGGTGTGGAGATGGTGATGGGAGCGCAGAAGGTGAAAACAAAATCATTCTGGAAGGTTATCTTTGCAAACCGCCTGTGTACCGCCGAACACCAAGAGGAAAAGAAATCTGTGATTTGATGATTGCTTGCAATGAATATGACTTGCGAAGAACAGACTATATTCCATGTGTGGCATGGTGGACAGAAGCCAGAGAAGCTGCTAATTTCAAGGTCGGTGATTACGTAAGCATAATCGGAAGAATCCAGAGCCGGATTTATCAGAAAAAATTATCTGGTGATGAAATAGAGCTTAGAACCGCATACGAGGTATCAGTAAGGAGGATAATCGAACATGAAGGTGGAAGTAAAAAAGATTTCGTTGGAGAATTACAAGAAGTTTCCGAGTAAGTCTGTAGATTTGTTTCCAAGAACAGAGATTTCCGGCAGAAACAGAGAAGGAAAATCCACATTGCAGGACGCATATTTGGATGTTTTGACAGGAAAGATGGCAAATGGTACGGAACCGGCTTCTATCCGTAGAAAAGAAAATGGCGTGGAAGTGCCAAAAGTTGATGTTATAAGAGAGCTTACGCTTGTGGTTAATGGAAAAGAAAAAGTGATCCGCAAAATAACAAAACAGAAGTGGAGAAAACCAAGAGGACAGTCAGAAGAGGTGTTCGATGGAAATGAAACTTCTTATGAAATTGACGGATTCCCGGCTAAATCAAAGGATTATACCGAGTTCATCCAGTCAATAGCAGAGCCTTCAACGCTTCTGATGTGCAGTAATCCAAAACCATTTCTGGACACATTACAGAAGTCAACCGCAGAATCCAGGAAGGTACTGGAAAAGATGTCTGGTTTCGATATTGTTCATTTTATGGAAGAGAATCCACAGTACGCTCATGTTGAAGAAATCACAAAGGGGCATTCCGTAGAGGATACCTTGAAGAAGCTCCGAAAGGAACTGAATGCACAGAAGAAAAAGGTGGATGCCAAAAACACGGAGATTGCATATGAAACCAATCGAAGCGTTGAAGCAGAAGATACTTCCTCCTTAGAATCCAAAAAACAGGAGCTTAATGCGGAACTTTCCAAACTGGAAGAACAGGAACGGATTCTTGAAGATTCAGCAAAAGGCTATGACAGTCTTTCATATGAAATCCGTGGTTTGAAATCTTCCAGGGACGGTCTGGTTAGCAAGGCGAATGAATGGTTAAGAGCCAGACAAAAATTTATTTCTGATACAGTTTCCGAACTTATGTTAAAAAAATCAGAAAAGGAATCAAGCATTCGTATTATTGGAATGGAACTGGGCAACCACATAAGGGAAGCACAACAGGCAAAAGCTGACTTGGATAGAGCCAGACAGGACTATCCGAGAATCAAAGAAATGGAGTGGGATGATTCTGAACTGAAAGCTATTGAAGCTGAAACATTCAATGATTCTGATACCATTTGCCCGACCTGTGGACAGGAACTGCCAGAAGAACAAGTTTCCAAACTGAAATCTTCCTTTGAAGAAAAGAAGAAGTTCAGAATTGAAAATGAATTAACCAAAAAGCAAAACTGGGAATCAGCAAAACAGAACCAGTTAAAAGGAACTTGTGATCTTGGAAATTCTGCTTCTGCAAAATTAAAGAAAACTAACGAGGAAATCAGCAAATTACAGTCAGAAATCGGCGTAGCACAGGATGAAGTTGCTGAACTCACTAAACAGATTGAGGAAGAACAGTCCAAGTTTGTGGAGCTTCCGGAATCTGTAGATATGACAAATGATGAAGAATATCTTGCAGTTACAGCTAGAATTGCAGAACTTGAAGAGAAACTGAAATCATTTGATGATGTTCCTGGAAAGAAACAGGAATTGAGAGTTCAGATCAGCAATGTTAAAGAACAAATTTCCGATATGAACGCAGATATCAAGATTGCACAGGCAGCAGTTGTAGGGAAAGAAAAGCAAGTAGCCGAACTGAACGAGAAACTGAGAAAACTTGGAAAGGTACAAGCTGATATTGAAAAGAACATTGACACCGTTCTTAGCTTCTCAATTCAGAAAAATAAGGCATTGGCAGAGAAAATCAATCCACATTTTAAACATTTTCAGTTCAGTTTCCTTGATTACACGATTGAGGGAAATCCAGTGGAGACTTGCAAGATGATCTGTAATGGAGTGAATTACTTTGATGGTTTGAATTATTCTGACAAAATCTTGTGTGACATTGATTTGCTTAGAGGTTTACAGGCTTTGAACGGTTTGAATTTGCCGATTTTTGTTGACAACAGCGAGAGCGTAAACACAACCAGACTTCCTAGTGCTGAACAGCAAATGATTGTCCTAAGAGTGACGGATGATGATTTGAGAGTGAAAAGAATCTAAATAAAAAATCAAAAAGCATAGGTGTCGTTGCATGGCAATGAAAGTTGCCATTATACCGAAATATATGATTATAAAGAACGGAAAATCAGAGAACAAGACAATACAGAACATCTTTCATTGCTATACACAGGCACCTATGCAGAAACAGGAGGGGAAAATGCTAACAGCAACATGGGGAAAACATTTTTTCAAGGCAGATGCTACAAAATGCGCATCTGAAATCATGGAAATTTGCGATCAGATGGAATCTGCTACACCACAGCAGATTCTTGAGAAAGCAAGGGACGAAAGTACAGAATTACATAAGTGCTTTACATGGGATGATTCCATAGCAGCTGAAAAATACAGAATCCACGAAGCCAGACAGATAGTTTGTCAGTTAAAAATCGTGGAACAGGATATTGATAACAAGTCAAAGCCGACAGCAATTCGAGTGTTTTACAAGACAGATGGGAAAAGCGGATACAAGCCAACACAGCTTATTTTGAAGCAGCCAGATGAATACGAAGCACTTTTAGAGCGCTGTCGGAATGAACTTCTTTCAGTAAAGCAGAAATACCAGAATATTTCTGAATACGAAGAAGTTTGGGAACTGATTAGTTAAACATAAATGCCGCTACTGTGCTGATATGCCTACAGGAGTAGGAAGAAATCAAACTATATTATGGCACATTATATTGCTAAATAGGACAATACATAATATCACAGAGCAAAGCAAAACACCTTATTCTTGTAGGGACATGAGTGCAGTAGCGGCGAAATTACTACGTTGATATGCCTGTAAAATAGGCAAAAGAAGTAAAGTACAGGAAAAAGCAGAACACAACACGACATCACAGGATAGTTCGAAACAGAATATTCGCTTGATTTTACAGGTTTATGAGCGTAGGAAACCACAGCATTTATCAGTCTGCATAAGCGGATAGCATAGTACATTAAAAAACAGGAAAACAAAAGACAATATAATAAACTACATCAAAATTATTCTCACTTATGCAGAGTGACAAGTGTTGTGAATACTTACTATAGGACAAAAATTCTTACAACAGGAAATAATAGCACAGAATAATACAACACAGTACTTAACGGATGGGCTGTTTTACAGGCGGTATAACCGTCATCATAAGATAGAATATTAAAAAACACCACATGATAGCACATTATAAGATATTACAATTTATCATGACTTTTATATCGCTTATAAAGCGGCTCATCCAAACAAATTGAATTTTGAGTATGTAGCATGAAGATGCTATGCCAAATAAAAACAAAGAACACAGCAAGATAGAAAATTAAAGTACAGCACATTCGTGTTACATACTGAGCATTCAACTCAACCAGATGTATTTAACTGGCAGTAGAATCTGCCAAGAATAGGAAAGCTAACTACAGTGCAAGCAAAATATAGGATAGCATATTACAGAAAAATACAGGACACTATAAGACATTTTCTATTGTCAGTTAAGCATATCTGAAATTTACGCAAAGATTTAAGCGGATTACTTTCGCAATACATTACAGGATAGCACAGTACAATACGGCATACGAAAATACATAACACAACATTATATTTATATTAAACTATTGTGGATTAATCTGCTTGAATGTTTGCGCAAACAGAAACTATAAAAACTATTAAAAAATCGGAGGAAAAGAATTATGGAAACTAAAAAAGAAGAAAGAATTCAGTTACAGGCAATCAACGTTAAGCACGCAACAGTCACAATCATCGGAGACGGAGACTTAGTTCTCAATAAGATGAATGACGTGACCGCAAGAGAACTGATTGATCAGAGAAAAGACAAGGCAAAGAACCTTGAAAAAGCAAATGTATGGGAAGAAATCATTACATCAATTCACTGGTACAATGGAAAACCTACAGATTTCTCAGAAAAAGGCCTTATTGATGCACTCACCAACAATGCACCTTGCATTACAGCATTCGGGTTATTGAAATGTTTTTGCGATGCTGTTGTAAGAAATGGGGTTGATACATATAGTACAAAGTTCAAAGCTGGAGTAAATATTATCGCCAAAGGAGGTTTAATACCGATTAAGTTTGCTGAGCATTACATTGACGAAAAACTAATGTCACCAAAGAAAGGAAAACCTGTTCTTGTACATTTAAACAGATTTACCGGATGGTCAGCAGAAATCGAACTTGCATATGTAGATAATATTTATTCCATTGAGCAGATCGTTAATATTATTCAGCTTGCAGGATTTGGATGTGGCATCGGGTCTGGCAGAACAAGCGGTTATGGAAGATTCCACGTAGAGTAAATAAAAAATCGGTGGCATATGAATCCGGGTGAATGCCCGGAAAGCACAACAGGGAAAAATAAAACAGTTAATGAAAGAACAGGAAATTACAATTCAACATAGGACAAATTATTTCATCCTGTTTCATATGCCACTGAGCATATAAATAAAGAAAAGGAGAATTAAAATGGCAGAAAACACACAAGTAGCAACATTTAACACACAGCTTTCCTACTATACAAATCGGTATGTTGATTTAATGGAAAGAGATTTGACTTCAAGAGGAATGGAATTTGATTCCTACTCAAAAGATTGCGTAGTAGCGGCAATGGGATCTATTTTCCAGATGGTGCATGAGAGCGGAGTAAGTTTTGAGGCAATAAATGGCTCCAACCTTAAATTCATTCTGAGCAAAGTAGCAGCATTGAAACTGAATGCAAATGCACAGCCGAGAGAGTGTTATTTCCAGATCAGAAACGTAAACGTAGCAGGAAAAGGGAAACCAGCTCAATGGGAGAAGAAGATTGAATTTGCTATTGAGGGTGATGGAAATGACAGCCTTGTTAGCAGATATGGTGTAAATGTAGAAAAAGTATTCCCATACTGGAAAGTCAGAGAAGGTGATAAGTATATTCCACCAAGACATAAAGGTGTAGAAATCACACCGCCAGAATGGGAAGAATCTGGAATTGGAAAAGTTGTTCGTGTAGTATATCCAATTCAATATAAAGATGGACACATTGAGTATCATTCCTGTGAGAGAGCAGATGTTTTAAAGAATCTTGCGGCACATATCAAAAATAACCTCCAGAATGAAACTTTTGGAATTTGTGCTGACAGATATAAAGCTACAGATGCACAGAAAACTCAGATTGAAGCAAAGAAAAAAGAGGTTATGAAAAAAGTTTCCGAGATTGGAGAATTAGAAGCAATTATTGATTGCGAGGAATTAAGACCATATATCTCACCCTCTTATTACGAAACGCAATCCAAAGAATCTATGCTTATTCGTAAAATGCGAAATAATATTATGAAGTCAATTCCTAAGAAATGGGATAATCCAGTGCAGGCTTATGAATATAACATGATGGATGCTACGTACAGGGAAGTGCAGGAAGAAATCGAACAGAATGCCAATGCAGAAGAATTCATTCCACAACCAGCGGCAATCGAAGAACAGCCTAAACAGCCAACAGTCGCAGAAGTTGTAAAAACAGCAGAGAAAGAGCCAGTTCCGGCAGCAGAGCCAGTGGAAACAGAAATTCCGTCATTTATGAGCCAGGAGGAAATGTAGGATGGAAACTTCCACAATTGTGCTTATTATTTTGCTTTCAATAGCACTTTTGGGATGGATAGTAACTTTTATTCGAAAAAATGAATACAATCGAACCAATTTAATTATTCTTTTAAATGTTATTACATATGTGGTACTCATTATAATCCAACTTACAATGTAAAAGGAGAGCCAAAATGAAGCATAAATGTATTAAGACAGCAGTATTAATCACAGGGATTACAGCAATCACAATGTTTAGTGGTTGTTCTTCCTGTAGCAGATCATTAAAATCACTGTCTAGTGATATTGACGGTGGTCTGAATCGTACCGTAACTGTTTACGATTACAACGGCGGTAAAATCAAGTCCTGGTCTGGAAAGTTTGATGTTTCCGAATCAGAGAATGAAGTTTACTTTGATGATTCGGACGGAAAAAGAGTTATTATCCACGGCGGTATTGTTGTGAATGAGGAAAACTGATTTAAAGGAATATTCGGAAAGCGAGGTGATGAAAAATGTTCATGCGAGTAGTAAACACAGGGAGCCAACACGGAAACTGCTATGTTTTGAAATCGAACAGTGGAGAAATGCTTCTTCTGGACTGTGGATGCAGATACAAAGACATTTTAAGAGCTATTGATTACAGAACAAGTGATGTTTCTGGCGTACTTTTGACGCATGAACACGGTTGAGCGATCACCGTGAATCTTTTAAAAATCTGATGAATTTAGGCATTCAGATTTACACCAATGATGAAACTGTAGAACATCTGCAAATCATCACTGGTGAGCTAATGAAAGGCGTTCCAGAAAAAAGACCGTTTCGTGTTGGCTCTTTTACAGTAATACCATTTTATTTGCCACATACCACAAGAGATAAGGACACAGGGCAACTTATTCCTTGTTTCAATTATGGGTATCTCATAGAGCATGAAGAAATGGGAAAACTGTTGTACATGACAGACTTTGAGTTTTGCCGATACAATTTCAAAGCAATGCGACTGAACCACTTAGTTATTGAGTGCAACTATTGTGGAGAATTGGTTGACAAAACAGCCGAAAATTACACGCACAGGCTTAAAGGACATTGTTCCTTAGATACTTGCAAAAGCTTAGTAAATACAAACCATACAGCGGCATTACGGACGGTAACATTGGTGCATTTGAGTAATGAAGCAGCTGACCAGGAACAAATTTTGAAAGAAATAAAAGAAGCGGTGGTTTGGGATGATGCACTCGTCCAGATTGCAACACCTGGACTGGAAATTAACTTGGACTTATGTCCGTTTTGAAAGGAGAAAATTAATGCCAAAAAAAATTAGAAACTATGTAATTAAAGGACAGGAGCATGTAGACCGAAAAACAGGAAAAACAATTCCTTCACCTGGTGCATGGCGTTCAGTAGAAGATTTGCTTCCAGAAACTCCAACTGATGATACCGCATGTTTGTATTATGTAAAGCTGAAAAACTCTGAAAAAATCATCATGCTTGCATATACTGGAAATGGCGAATGGACTGACACAGAAGGGAAAGAATACAAAGGTGTAGAGACATGGCTTGAATATATGCCAAAAGAACATCCGATAGTCGAAAGAAAAACTTTCTTAAATGAAGATATTTTGAAAGCTATTGTTTCTGATTATATGGAAAAAGCTGAAGGAGTTACGGTTAATACAAATAATGTATTTTTTAAAGTAGGAAGAAAATCTGTCGGCTATGGAATGAGTGAACATGAGGAATTGGTATTTATTGGATGTGATGTGGTAGCTATAGGGGAGGAAAATTGAAAATGAGCGTATTCAGTGTACCAGTAACGATTGGCGTTAATGAGGAAGAAATTTCCAAGGAAATCCGTAAAAATGTTGAGGACAGGGTAGTTGAAAAAATTACCAAAGAAATCAAAGGAGTTATTTATAAAAAAGAGTTATATGGTAGTAGAGATACCAATGAGCCATTAAAAAGAATGGTTCGCATGCAAATTGACGAAATTTTGAAAAGAAACGAAAGCATGATTGTACAGGAAGCGGCAAAAGCCTTGGCAGATAAGATGATTAAAACTAAGGCTGTGAAAGAAGCAATAAAAGAAACTGTCGAGAAAGTTAAGGAGGATTAACCAATGAAAATCTTATTAAAAACACTTGACAAACTGAAAAAACCAGAACTTTCCGAACGGGAATGCAAGTACGACAAAGGTTGGAATGATGCAATCAAGAAAGTTGAAGAACTGATTTGCTCATACAGACCTGCGGATATGTGGATTCCAACAGAAGTGAAGTTACCGCCAGAACCAAACAAGGAAGAAAACCCTGGAGATTGGAAAGAATATGCAGTTACAATTGATGGAGCTGTTCTTCCAACAAGTCTTACTTATTTAGGAGACGGCGAATGGGGAAGCGTAGAAGCGTATGGGTTTGCGTATTACCCAGTCATTGCATGGCAGCCAATGCCACCAGTCTACAAACCAGGGAGGTAACACCATTGGAAATAACAATCGGAATTTGCACAGATGAAATTAAAGAAATCATCATGGAACATATAAAAACAAAAGGATTCAATGTAACGGAAGATGATATTTCATTTGTTATCGGGAAAGAAGAAGTTGTAACAGGGAATGCAAAGAAAATCAAACACGCACTTATTAGATGCGACATTCAGATTGAGAGGTGATTGTATGGGATTTAATGTAGTTGTATTATCCGGGCGGCTGACAGCTGACCCGGAAATACGAATGGGAACTAACGACACTAAGATTGCCAGATACACATTGGCTGTCGATAGGGAAAAAAGAAAGAATGCGGAGCAAAAAGCCGACTTTATACCATGCGTAGCACTTGGGCATAATGCAGAATTTGTTGAAAAATTTCTGCGAAAAGGCATGAAAATCAATGTCAAAGGGAAATGGCAGACTGGAAGCTATACGAACCGAAACGGAGAAAAAGTATACACAAATGACTGTTTCGTTGAATCACATGATTTTGCAGAAAACAAGAGCCAGTCACCACAAACACAGGAAACAGACACACGACCAGTACCGCCGCCAGAACCTAGTTTCATGGATGTGCCGGACTTAGGCGGTATGGAAGATGAATTTCCATTTAGTTAAGGAGTGATTAAATGGTACAAACAGGACAGATTATTTATTTTAGCAATCAGAAAATGATGTGCTTTGATGTTGAATCTATTGAGGATATTACTGAACCGACAGAACAAATAGAAACTACATCGGTTTATGGCGAGACAAGAACGTATGCGTTGGCAATGATGAATCCAACAACTCTTTACGTCACTGGAAAGGAACTTGTAAAACTTGACCCAACAACCATGAAACGCATTGCCAGATATAATCTTGAAGAAGAGAATAAATCTCTTTTAGAAGAAATCGCAGAAAGAAAAAAGGTTATTGATGATCTCGAACAGAAAGAACAGGTTTTGCGTGACAGGTTCAGAAAGGCAATAGCTGCATTCAAAGAAATCATGGAAAATGGTTACTATGATGAGGGCGAAGATGAATACGAGAGTGAATGGGAGTGATTAAATGAAACCAGTTTTAGAAACAAAATCTACATACAAAGGTTATCCATATGTGGTCCTGTTTATGCCCGGAGCATACAGATGCGGATACGTTGGAGTACCTTACAGTCACAAGTTAGCGAAGAAAAGTGTTGACGATTTATGGTATCTTGACTGTCATGGTGGAGTTACTTATGCAAAATCACATTTATATGATTGTGATGATAAAGATACATGGTGGATTGGATTTGACTGTGCTCATTGTTTCGATGGTTATGATATTGAGAAAGCAGAACAGTATTTCGGGGAAGAGCCAGAGTTTAAGAAAATGTTTAAAATAACGGGTGGTTTCTGGCGAGAATTAAATAAAGAACCAGAAATCAAAATTCGCTCACTTGCTTATGTCAAAGATGAGTGTAAGAAACTCATTGATCAGATTGAAAAGGAGTGATGCCTGGTGGATTATAGTAGAGTTTTCGCTATGAAGCGAGAACGAGAGAATCGAATAAAAAGGATATGTCCAAGCATTCCATATTCTAGTGGTATATACGTGTTTTACCGAACTGACGAAGCCGGAATAAACCGAGCGTATTGTGGACAGGCAGTCAACCTTTGCGAGAGATGTGCGAGCCATTTAGGGGAATACGATCACATAGCATTAAGCCTTAAAAAGCATAAGTTTTACAGTGAAAGTAATCCTACTGGTTGGAAACTTTCATATAGAACATGTAGAAAGGATGAACTTGACCAGAAAGAAATTGAAACAATCAAGGCTTTTGCAGATAAAGGCTTCCAGATGTACAACGTTACAGCTGGTGGCCAGTCAGCTGGAAAGCAAGTAACAGGGCAATATAAACCGCCCAAGACATACAGACAGGGAATTCAACAAGGCAAAATAACCCTTGCGCGAGAATTAAAACACATCATTGATATTCACTTAAATGTATCAATCAGACCAGAAAAAGCAAATAACAAAGTATCTATTAAGGCGTTGGAAAAATTCAACGACTTACTCAACGAAGAAAATTATCACTGATTCTAACACACCAGTAGTTCTACTGGCTAAATTCCAAAGATAAAAAATAAAAAAATGAATAGAGGTGAGTTTTGTGTCAGAAAACACAAACGAATGTGTAATTGAGTGGATTCCCGGAAGAGATTATGTAGGACTTACTGCTAAGAATGGGAGTACCTGGAAGAACAGATGTGAGGAATTAGAAAAGGAATTTCCAGACGATGTAAAAATTCTTGCCAGAAATAATGATGGATCTATTTTCGCTCACTTGCCGTATTCCTACATTAAAATCAATCCACCGAGAAAATATTCCGATGAAACAAAGAAGAAAGCTGCGGAAAGATTAAATAAAATGCGTGTAGAAAAAAGCAATACTGCGGAAGAAAATCCGTTTTGCCTATGAATTACCGTCAGAGAAAATATAATGAGGGGCAATCTGCTAGAAATGATATTTACAGATTTCTTGTCAAGTATTTTGAGAAACACGGATATATGCCTTCTTATGAAGAAATTATGGATGGAACAGACCTCACAAAGTGTACCGTCCAGAGACATATGCGGCAATTGGAGATGGATTCTCTGATTGCCACAGAACATCCGGGAGTATCAAGAGCGTACCGTTTGAAGGAATACAGATACGAAAGGAAGAAACATGGGAAGCAAATTAAAGATGAAAGCACCAAAGAAAAATAGGGTGTTGGAATGCGATAACCAAATGTCACAGGCATTCGCCAGAGCCATGCAAAATTCAAGAAAAGAGCTTGAATTTATGCAAGATCAAGCCTATAACGATGGCTTCAATACTGGTGATGACTGGGCGAATACAATCAACACGGTAACAACTATGTTGGCATTACGGAAATTGCATGGATTTTCAACCAAAAGACTTTTGGATGTAATCAATTGTGCAAATGAGTTTGTGGGACAAGCGAACCGTGGCGAAAGAAGCTTTATGAGCATGATTGAGGAATTGGAATCTGAAACAGATGTAAGAATCCCAGATTTGAATAAAGAATTGGTCAGAAGATTTGGAGCGTAAATAAATGGTTTATTCCTTGATGAATTAGAACCAGACAGAGGAAATATTAACACAGAAATCATGGAGGACTGCACAATAGCGTGTCAGCTGCTTACATGGGGAAAGTGAGGAAAATGAAAAAGATATTAGACGCATGTTGCGGAAGCCGAATGTTTTGGTTTGATAAGGAGAATCCAGATGTACTGTTTGCAGACAATCGAGAGGTTCGTACAACGCTGTGTGACGGAAGAGAACTTTTAATAAAGCCTGATATAAACATGGATTTCAGAAATATGCCGTTTGATGACAAAACATTCAAAATTGTAGTTTTTGACCCACCACATTTGATTAATGCAGGAAGCAGTTCATGGCTTGCTAAAAAATACGGAATCCTTCCAAAAGATTGGAAACCATATTTGAAAGCCGGATTTGATGAATGCATGAGAGTGTTAGAAAATGATGGAATTTTAGTTTTTAAATGGAGCGATGAGCAACTTTTATTTTCAGAAGTATTGAAATGCTTTGGTACTAAACCGCTGTTAGGAGATAAACGTGGGAAGACCAGATGGGTGATTTTTATGAAGTAGGAGGATACAAAATGAGAAAGTACACAATAAATCTTCCAAGAGGACTGGAAGTAGATATTTTCAATCTGCCAGAGGACTTCAAAGAGCAGGTTGAGCAGGCATTCAGAGAGTATACATCTGGAACAGCAAAAGCATATATGTACGTTGACAAGTTGGGATTCATTGACAGTTGCGTAAGATATATTAACGGAGACAAAAACAGCTACGATGTGGTGGATGAAAAAGTAGAAGATTTTATTACCGCTCAGTGGAGAGAATACGGACAGCTTGACAATAAAGACGATGTGTACAGTGCTGATTTTATGGCAGATTGTTATTCTGCGGGCGTACAGAATGCAGTATTGTGCTCTCATTTTGGAACTGACGATCATCACATTTACGACCAGATTCAGCAAACTCTGGTACAGGTAATTACAATTGTAATGAATTATAGAGATGAGGAGGACACAAAATGTTAATCAGAAGTCAGGATAAAACAGCACTGGTAAAGTTTGAAAACATTGTAATAAATCTAAAGCTCCCAGATTCATTGAATATTATATGTTGGAGTTTGCAGGATGCACAGAGAAGTGGAGGATATTTTATTTTAGGAAGATATTCCACAAAAGAAAAAGCCATGAAAGTACTGGATATGATTCAGGAAGCCTATGGAGATTCGGAATACACAAAATATGTAATTCCAGAAGTATGTAGGATATTAAGTATGAAGCCAAAAACGGAAGAAAACAAAGCACATGCGGGAGAACTTGGAGAAATGCTCAAAAAAGGAATGACGTTCCAGATGCCAGAGGATAGTGAGGTGGAAGTATGAGCAGAGTACGAAACAGATTAGAGCAATACAAAGCTGAGATAGAAAAGAAATCGCAGTATAAGCATGGGCTTCCAGGGAGTGCACTGGATATCGTAAATAGTCTTCTGGACGATCTGGAACAGGACGAGAAAGAAAATGGGTGGATTCCGGTAAAATATCATCAGATATCAGAAAAAGAACGTGCGGAAGAATCCATATCAACTGATATACAGTATATGCTTGACTGCAAAATGCCAGATGACGGACAAGAAATATTGGTTACTAACGGAGAAACAACATGGCAAGATACAAGCTTTATTGATTGTGACGGATATTATCTTGATAGCAATTATGATTGGATTGAGATTACGGCATGGCGACCACTTCCAGAGCCATACAAGGAGGGCTGAGGAATGCGGTTAATCGACACAGATAAATTAAAAAAAGATATACTGCTTCAAAATATCTTAGGAGAACCAATACAGAAGATTATAGACAGATATATACATATTGTTGACGAGCAGCCGACAGCTTTTGATGTGGATAAGGTTGTGGAACAATTAGAGAATTATTTATTTGAAAAATATTGCATAGAAGAAGATACAATAATTGATGAAATTATAAAAGGCGGTGAAACTGAATGAGTAGACTGATTGATGCTGACGAATTAATTAAATACATCAAAATTTGGGAAATTGGAACAAGTATTAGTTCCGACCAGAAAGAGTTTATTGATTGTGTCAATGAGCAACCGACAGTTTTTGATGTGGATAAGGCTATTAGCGAATTGGAAAGAGATAAATTCATTGAATCAGAATGTATTTTATCTGATGTGCATCAAGGATACAATGCTGGACTGAGCAGGGCAATCGAAATCGTGAAAGGCGGTGGAGTTGAATGAGCAAATCAGTATTAGTGATTGACACGCCAGAAAATTGTTATGGCTGCCCGTTCGGAACTGAATATTGTGGAAATCTTGAATATGAGGGATGCTGTGAATTAGCTGACTGTTTATATTATGATGCAATTCTGATGACAGAAGAACATTATGATTGCGAAAGCAAATCAAGACCTGATTGGTGTCCGCTTATGGATTTGCCAGAAAAAGACAATGGAGATTATCCGGCTAATACGTCTGATTCTGGCTTTGCAGAGGGCTGGAATCAGTGTATTGATGAGATTACAGGAGGAAATTATGATGATTGATTTAACTGGAAAAAGCGTATTCGTAAAAACGCAGGAAGAGTATTTGAAAGTTCTGAAAATGGCAAAATTACAGGGATTTAAGTGGATAGGAGAAAATCATTTAAATGCACTGAATATTCCGATTCCGAATATGTTAAAATTTTACGATGACAAAAATGTAACTTATTACAGTGATGATAAGCCCTTGTATGAAGCATCCGAAATTGTTGTGTGCGAAGAAAAGATTAAGGAAGCAATAGCTCACGTTAAGTATTTTGCTGACAATAAATATAGAATGTCATTAACAGATAAAGTTATTGAATCAATGTTATTACTTGCAGATGCCGTAGAAAGTCAGATGGAAGAGGTGAAATAGATGGAGAGATTAACAATTGACGATATGATAAAAGCACTTAGATGTGTTGCCAGTCAAGATACAGAAGGCGACTGCTATAAGGATCACGAGAATTTTAAGCACATGAAAGACGATAAATATAAACGCATTGTCTGTGGAACTGGCGAGAACTTAAAAGATTGGATTAGTGGAAGGGATGCAGTTGGATGCCCATACCACCAGAAAACGTATGGGACTTGCTACGAAGATGGAGAATTGTATTGGTTGAAAGATGTCGCAGAGCTGTTAGAAGAACTGAAATCTTACAAAGGCTTAGAAGAACAGGGCTTGCTTGTGAGGCTGCCGTGTAAGGTTGGAGATACAATGTATGATATTGTAGGAAAACCTCTTAGAATCGTAGAACACAAAGTGGATGCTTTTCATATTGATAAAAAAGGCTTTCATTTACAAATTATTAACGGAGTTTTAGAAAAGAAGCAAGAAGCAAAGGTTTATTTTTCTCGTGAAGAAGCTAAAAAGAAGTTGGAGGAGATGAAAGCTAATGATTAAAGTACTGAATACCATTAATACTAGACTGATTCCTATACCGGTTTTACAGGACGTAAAAAGTAGAATCTCTGATTGGCTTGCATCCGGCGGGAAAGAAACCGATCCTTACATTCAGCGGCAAATTGATTATCTGAAAGCTGTTGAAAAAGCAGCATTGGATGAGAAAAATATCGTATAAGTGGAATTGGAGGAGATAAAGAGTGCATAGACATTTATGGATTGAGTACCATCATCACAGAAGAGTGCATATATACAAATGTGTTATTTGCGGAAAATTATGGGGATGAAAGGTGAAAAAAATGGACGTTAAAGAAGCAAAAGACATATTATCCGATATGAGAGACCAGCATTTATGTTTCTTGGGAAATTTAGAAATAAAAGATGAATGGCAGAAGAAATATCTAAAAGAAGCATGGGCGTGTGATTCCGGTGCAAAGGTTCTTGCCGGATTAATCACAGGGATAAAGATTGATAAAGGCATTATCGCAGATAGCATTCAGCACTATGGAAAAAATAATCAAAGCACAGTCTGTATGGAAGAATGCGCCGAGCTTATCCAAGCAATTAGCAAGGCAAAACGTGGAAAAATCAACCGTGATAACATGATAGAAGAAATTGCAGATGTGCTGATCTGTATCGAAATGCTAAAGCAAATGTACATGATTTCCGATGAGAAAATTAATAATTGGATTGAGAAGAAACAGGCGAGAGAAGTAGAAAGGATGGAAAAGAATGAATAAATGTTGCGCTAGTCAAGATGGAATATGTCGAAATGCCATTCTTTTTGGAACAAGATGCGATGGTTACAAAGAAAGATGCAGATTAAGACCAACTTATAACACTATCGAACAAACAGTGAAGAATTACCAGAACAATTTAAGAAAAATATTTGGAGCGGAGGATTAATCATGAATAAGAAAGAAATCGCAGAGATTAAGAAGCAGTTTACACCGGCCAATTGTGCAATCACACGCATTTGTGGTTGTTATGTAGACGCAGAAAAGAACAAGAAAACCAAAATTAAAGAAGCTTTCCTTTCCATTCCAGAGGAAGAAATGTTTAAGTATTTTGACATTTTCAAGAAAACCATGTCTGGCAGACTTGGAAAGAACCTTATGAACTTTGATTTTCCATTAGCACAGGAAAAAGAGGGTGGAACACAGGAATTTCTTATGCGGATCAGAGCAAGTAAACTTAAAGATGATGAGCTTTTGGACGAGTTCTACGACAAAGTGATTGAAAATTACGATTATAACGAAAATTACTACATAGTTCTCATTCATTCAGTATATGACATTCCCGGAAAAGCTTCTGATGGAACCGAAATGAACGATGCATCAGAAGAAATTTATGAACACATTCTGTGCAGCATTTGTCCGGTAAATCTTTCAAAGGCTGGGCTTAGCTATGATGTGGCTGAAAATAACATCAAAGACAGAATTCGTGATTGGGTAGTCTCAAGACCAGAAACAGGATTCTTATTCCCTGTATTCAATGACAGAAGCACTGATATTCATGGAACCTTGTATTTCAACAAAAACACAAAGAATATTCATCCAGACTTCATCGAAAGCGTTCTTGGCACACCAATTCCACGTATACCGGGAAATGAGATCAATGTCTTTTCGGATTTCATCATGGATAATTTTAATGGAAACACAACATTCAGTTTCACTGAAAGCCTAATTGAATCATTACAGGAAGTAAGAGAACAGAAGAAAGATAGCCCGGAGATGATAACTGTATCATGTGATGAAATGGAACAGATTTTTGCATATTGTGGAGTTCCAGACGAGAAGTTATCAGATTTCAAGGAAAACTGGGAAATGTATTTCAGTAATGAGCCTGTTGCCCTTGACAATATCCATAATTCAAAAAACTGCAAAAATTGTAACACCAGATGCAACAATCTGCATTCAGCCGGATAAAATTTCTCTGATTGAACTGAAAGAAATAAACGGCGTTCCATCTCTTGTAATTCCGGTAAATGGAGAACTGAAAATCAATGGAATTGAAGTTGAATTAAAATAAACACTTTTGAAAAATCCAGGAATTGGAGGTGGCAATTACATTAATGGCTAAAGTAAGCTGGATTAAAATAGAGATTGAAATGTTTAGTAACCGAAAAATTAAGCAAATAAGGAAAATGCCAGAGGGAAACAATATTGTTCTTATTTGGGTAATGCTTTTGACAATGGCTGGCAGATGCAATTCAAACGGAATTATTTTCCTCACTGAAAATATTCCATATACAACAAAAATGCTTGCAGATGAATTGGATTTTGAGGAAAGCATTATTCAATTAGCATTAACAGTTCTGGAAAAGTTCGGGATGATTACCAGAGATTCTGAATTACTTTCTATTCCCGGCTGGGAAGAGCATCAAAGTGCAGACGAATTGGAGAAAATACGTGATCAAAACAGAAAAAGGGTTGCAGAATATCGTGAACGTCAAAAAAATAAGGCCGCATTGCTTTGCAAGAAAGATGATGTAACGTTACAGAAACGTTACAGTAACATTACTGTAACGGAACAGAATAAGAATAAAGATAAAGATTTAGAATTAGATTTAGATACAGAATTAGATAAAGATAAAGAAAAAGATATAAATGATTTAATAGTATCTAAAGATACTATTCGTCAGACTGACGTCCAACGAACCATTGATGAATGGAATACTCTGGAAGAATTCGGTATTACTCCTGTAAAAAGAATGACACCAAAACGAGAACAGGCAGTAAAAGCTAGAATCCGTCAGAACTGTGTTGAAGATATTCTGGAAGCGATTGAAAATATTCGACGCAGCACATTCCTACAAGGGCAAAATAAAAATGGCTGGATGGTTACGTTTGACTGGTTCTTAAAGCCTGGAAATTTCGCAAAAGTATTTGAAGGGCAATACGCAGACAAGTCTACGAATAGACCGTGCAGCTACATGGAGAAAATTCAAAACAGGGTAAGCGAGGTGGATAATTGGGTATGACAAGAGAAGAATGGGCGGTACTCGTAAAAGCAATGAAAGCTGTGTACACTTCTCCATCATTTCTGCCAGATCAATATGCTTTTGATACTTGGTATGGACTTTTGAAAGACCTAGATTACAAGCTTTTAAGTTTTGGATTAAAGAAATATATGCAGACTGAATGGAAAGAGCCATCAATAGCCGCATTAAGGCAATGCGCACAAAACATTGCGCCGCAGAAGGAAGAGTTGAACGAAACAGAAGCATGGGAAAAGGTATGCAAAGCTATTCAGAACTCTACATATAATGCAGAAGCAGAGTTTGATAAGCTTCCAAAAATCATTCAGAAAGCAGTATCAAGCCCGGCACAACTTAGAGAATGGGCGGTATCTGAAAATGTGGATGGTACATGGTGGAGTGTGGTTCAATCAAATTTCCAAAGGACATACCGGGCAGAAGTGCAAAGAGAACAAGAACGAAGAAAACTAAGTCCAGACCTTTTAAAAATTATAGATACTGCCAGATTGGGAGGTGCGGGAAATTGCCAGATAGAAAACCATGGAGAGAATTAAAAAGCACTGAAATTATAGGCTTAAAGCGGAGACAATGCTCGAAATGCGACTATTACAGCAAGAGCGAAAATGCATGGAGTACAAATGCAACCTGTGATTATATCTTGATTGAAGAACATAGTAGAGGATGTGATCCGAGGGATTGTGTTAAAAATGGTATCTTCAAGAAGAAAGCGAGAGGAAAATCAAGAGTAAAGCGAGTGATTCTATGAGGAAGATAAGCGAAATGTATAAGCAATCTGGCGGTACAGTTTATCAGCATACCTGTTCTGATTGCAGATTCTTCTATGGTGGCAAATTTCCAAGGTGCTTGCAATACGAACTGGAAATTGATTGGAATCCAGATTATATAGCTTGCAAATTTTACAATCTGGAAGAATCTCAGATTGATGGACAGGTAAATATCTTTGATTTGTTGTAAAACGTGATAATTGTGTATTTAAAATAGCACAGAATCGTTCAAAAGAGAATAATGGTAGAAATTATAGGGCATACAAAAGATAAAGAAAAACAGCGTTTAAAACAAGATAATTATATGGAGGGACAATTAATGGAAAAAGCTATATTGTATGCCATAAACGAAAGAATGTTCTCACTTGGTCTGATAGATGAGAAAACAAGAGATAAAATTAAAGCTGAAATCAGCATTAGAAAGTAACGACAATGTATTGAGTGGATTTATATGAGGTGTTATACTTTATATGATTCCACTCCCTGTTTATTAAGGGAGAAATGCACTATGAATATTTATTATGTCAGAGAAAAATTAAGAAATTGCTCTATTTACGACATTGAACTAAATGTTGCTTATTATGCCAGGGTTTCTACGGAAAAAGTCGAACAGCAAGCATCCATTAAGCACCAAGAGGAACATTTCGAAGAACTGATACATTCTAACAACAGATGGAAGTTTGCAGGTTCTTACATTGATGATGGTATTTCTGGAATGCATGCGGATAAAAGAGAAGAATTTCAAAGAATGCTCAGAGATGCAAAGCTTGGAAAAATTGATATGATTATAACAAAAGAAATTTCAAGATTTGCACGAAACACTCTTGATAGTATCCAATATACCAGAGAATTGCTATCTTACGGCGTATGCGTATGGTTCCAAAATGACGGAATTAACACTATTGATGATGATAGTGAGTTCCGACTTACTATTATGGCTGGGGTAGCGCAGGACGAAATCCGAAAGCTTTCTTCAAGAGTAAAGTTTGGACACGCACAGTCGATCAAAAACGGCGTTGTTCTCGGACACAGAATGTATGGATACTCAAACAATCAAGGGAAGCTCGAACTGATTCCAGAAGAAGCAGACATGGTTCGAATGATTTTTCAAGATTACGCTTCCGGAATATCTACGCCAAGAATCGAAAAAAAACTCTGGGATATGGGATACAGAAGTTTCAAAGGTGGGAAAATCAACCGGGATGTCATAAAAAATATTATTCGGAATCCAAAATACAAAGGATACTATTGTGGAGGAAAAGTAAAGGTTGTCGATATGTTCACCAAGAAACAAGAATTTCTTCCACAGTCAGAATGGATAATGTTTAAGGATGATGGTTCCAGAGTACCGCAGATCATTGATGAAACTACCTGGGAAAAGGCAAACGCATATTTAAGAGAGCGTGGAGAAGCTATAAAATCAAGAAGAACATCTTTTAAAAACGAAAATATTTTCACCGGAAAACTTTTCTGCGCAAATGACGGAGCTCCATACTGGATGAAGCAACATTATATCAGAGGGAAAGAAGACGTTCGATGGGTATGCAGTTATAAGATAAAAAACGGAGCAGCTTCATGTGATTCATTCGGACTGGCAGAATCAGAATTGAAAGAAGTAATTGCAGATTTGATTAATGAATCTTCTGAAAATATTGATAATATTTTGAAAGAATATTTTGAAATCTTACAGTCTACGATAAAAAACATCCCAGACAACAAAAGTGAAATATCGCGACTTGAAAAACAGATTGAAACATTAAAACAGAAACGTGAAAAAATACTGGAATACAATTTGGATGGCAAAATATCTGATGATGAATTTATTTCAAGAAATAAAGAATATGTAAAACAGATAAAACAGACAGAAAGCCATATTCGAGAACTACAAAATATTAAAAGTCCAGAGCCAGTAGAAATACAATTAAGTGCTATTAAAGAACAGTTAGAAAAGTTCAAAGGCGTTACTCCAAAAGACATTAACAGGCAGATTGTCAATGAACTTTTTGAAAAAATTACCGTGGAACCGTTGGCGGCTACATGTGCAACACTGACATTTCAATTAAGGTCTGGAAGCCTTGAAAAATGGGGGTTTCCCTTGCGCTGTTCTGACGATATGATTTTAACTCTACATCCAGAACAACACAAGATATTTAGTAGGAAAACTTGCATCAAGACACAACATATGGTATTTTACAAATATAAGTACCTTTTAGCGCTATAAGAGAAAAAATGGGAGTGGAATCAATGATACATACAGCTTATGACGTAATGAAAGAGTTTTTAATCACTGATGCAGACCTTGAAGGAAAGTACGGAATCCCGAAAATTCCAAAGACTTTTATCCATCCTGGGAAAGATACTGTAGACTTTGCGGAGAGTTTCAGTAGAAAGATAAAGAACCACCGGGAACTGGATGTAAACTTCTACGTGGATGATGTACAGTTTCAAAGATTATGGAATCAGCCGGACAAGTATATGGGGCATTTAAAATGTTTTCATGCAGTCATTATGCCAGATTTCAGCATATCGGTCGGCAAGAATGGAATGCCGTTGGCTATGTGCTTGTGGAACAAATACCGCAATCATGCACTGGCTCACTACATGATCTTGAATGATATTCCAGTAATTCCGAATGTAAGCATATTACCGGAATACTGCTGGGACTGGTGCTTTGATGGACTTCCGGAGGGAAGCACAGTTGCCTGTTGCACCAATGGAAGAGTAAAGAGCAAGGCAGCACGGTTGGAGTTTTGCGTTGGTTTCAAGGAAATGGAACGCAGATTGAAGCCACTTCGAGTTATCATTGTTGGAAGAATCCCGGAAGAATTGGAAACAGACACAGAAATTATAAACTTTGAAACCAGGAATCAGAAGATTAACAAGGAGGGCGTGAATGGGAACAACGACTGATAATTACCAGAGGAAGAAGAAACTTTCTAAGTCACAAATGAAGAGGACGGAACGTTTAGAGAAATCATCCCACAGAAGATATGGAACACGGAAGAAAGAAGGATTAAATAAATTGTGAATTTTGAATCATTCAGAATTTTACGCTATAGAAATATTTGTGCAAAATTAAAAATTAAGTGGTAATTAGAAAATGCGAGAATTTTTCTGGTTGCCACTTTTTTCTTGATTTCTGTGATTTTTGGTTTCCAAAACGATGCTGAAATTTGGGAATCGTTTACAAGTTAGCCGTAACTATTGAAATTGTGAACAGCTGCGGTTATTTATTGCCAAAGGTCAACCAATGACAGCACCAGGAACCGGCACCGCGCCGAACTGATGAAGCCGTGACGCTGCCGGGAACGATTGAACACCAGCAAAGCCGACCGCCAGCCGTAGCCCTGGCAGATCAGAACCAACTGCCCACAGATAATAGATCGTAGCATCAAACAGCATATAATGCAGTAATAAAAATACAATAATACTCTTGCAAAATAAGCCTTAAATGGCTTGTAGCGTATTTAGCCTATACTTTATTGACTGCGATTATAAAACGCCTTAAAATGACAAATACGGCGTTATACAAGCATATCACAATATAGTTGTATAGCCCTAATTGTTATATAGCCAGGTCAACTGCGGCAGATCACCGGGAAGCCTGGACAAGATACGCACATAAGCGGACAAAATGCACCAATTTACACGGTACGCAAATAAAGCATAGCCGAACATAGCTATACAAGGCTATTATACACCCATAGCCGCAGACAGTCAATAAACCATGCAACACACTATAAAGCGTTTTAAAGGCTCATAAACGGCTTATAATGCAAACGTGGCATAAATCACCATTAACAGCATAAAAAAACGATTTACGGATAAAATAGCGCGTTAATTGATTGACTTATTATATTAACTTTGCAAGGTGTATCTGGCAGAATGCCAAAAAAACCGCTTGCACGCCGTGAACGTGCCGCCGGTCTGGAAACCGGGAAGCGGTAAAAACTATTTGAAAATAATGCATTTTAACTTTTCAGCCGTAAAACTATCAAGAATATCATAAATATATGTTTTCAATAAAATTGTGTGTTCACTTAAAAAATAATCTGTAAAATTTTCGAGATCGTCACGGAATTGCTTTTGATTAAGGGAATAAAATTCATCAATCAATTTGTTTTCAAGTTCTTGTGAAAATTCATCGTACAAAGAAATATTGTACTTTCCCGCAAATTGGATATATTCACTTTCACCAGTAAATAAAAAGTGCAAGATTTCTGTTTCCGGGCCTTTTTCGCAAATATCATTAATGTATTGATACAGGCTTTTATTTTCTAAAGCTTTGTTATTATCATCAAATACTTTATAATTATCAAAAAAATGCTTAATAGTTTCATTTACAACGCTTTCCCATTTTTCCATTTTTAACATTATCATATGTATTACCCCCATTTTATGTTATTATATCATACGCTAAGCCAAAAATAAACAGTACAAAAAATTGCCAGGAATTTTAAGCCCCTTATTATTTTAAAGTCATTTTTGTAACGCTCGGAAGACTGCGGAAAAATTCCCGGCGGTCGTAATCATCTTTAATATTAAATTGTCTGTCGCTTGTGGGGATGATCTCGCTCCCGATAAGCTCCATACAGGAAAGTTGTAAACAGTCCACATTTTTCGTCGATCGGTGCAAGGCGTACCGCATTATAGACCTTTTACCATCCCGGCGCTTTACCGAGGGCATATCCCAATAAGCTAATTTAATAGCGCCATCGGAAACAGCAGTAAAAATTTCCGTTGCTTCTTTTTCGGCTTTTTTATTGATTGTATCAACTATGGAGAAGTCGCCGCTTTTTATGGCGGCGATTGTCTGCGCTTGCGTGGCTTTCTTGATTGTTACCATTTTAAAGCCCTCCATAAGTTTTATTTGTCTTGTAACACTTGTTCCAGAAGTCAACAACGTTTTCAGCTTCTTTTTTCGTGCTGCAAATATTTGCGGAAGTAATGCCGGGGATTTGCAAAGAAAATAATAAATTGTCAGAGCTAGAGACCCGAAGAACAGACGCAAAGTTTTTATTGTTTGTGCGTGTTGAAATTGCTATGTAATGATATTTCATGCTTTAGGCCTCCATTTCTTTATGTGCTTCGTCAAAATCTTCTTCGAGATCGTCCAGTACTTCAGAAATTGCGATCCCTAATAAGTAACAACGGATTGTTACGTCTGCCCATTCTGCGCCCTTTTCAATAACATTTATGTTATTCTGTCCGAACTCGTCAAGGGCTTCTTCGAGCAAGTCCAAGTTGTGCGCTATACTTTCTTCTGCCTTGTAAGAATTGCAATAATAAGAGCCGCTTGCATTGCCTGTTACGCTGTCTTCTGTCCAAAGTTCATCATTCAATTTTTCTTCCAGTTCTTCCAAGCTGTCAAAGTCTGTGAAATTAATTTCACTATCAATATAATTTTTAACGTCTTCTTTTACTGCTTCCAGATAATTATATTTTGTCATTGTTTTTTACCATCGCCCCTGTTATAATGGGGTTGCCTTTCTTTTTAGTTTGGTGCCCGGTTTGGTTTGGAAGTCGACCGGGCTTTTTTTATTTTGTCCAGGAACTAGAATTTTTCAATTAATCGTGATCCGTTTCTTATGTCCTCATTGTGTTGAGTGGTTCGGGCGGTTCCGGTTGTTTGTTTCTTTTGTTCTCTGTTGATGGTTATATAATACACTAAAATGTAATGTATGTCTATTGACATTATACACTAAAATAAAGAGTATGTTAAAAACAGTTTTTGTGCATATTGCACATTGAAAAATAATGTATAAAAATGTTATTATAATAGAAGAATAAAGTACTGCGAGGTGGTGTTAGAATGATTAAATATAAACGCAATATAATTGATATGATGGCAGAAAAGGGAATCACAACCTATTTAATAAGAAAAAATAAGATATTTACAGAAAGCCAGTTACAACAGCTTCGTAATGATCGACTTGTCACGCAAGATACACTAAATAAAATATGTACTATATTGGAGTGCCAGCCCGGTTATTTACTAGAATATCTGCCAGACGAAACAACAAAAGAATTTGAAGAAAAGTTATTAGCGTACATTAATAAATAATGTATAATAAAGACAGTTAAAAAAGAGTAATCCCATTAATATACATGTTTTTTTTGTCAATAAAATAAAGCCCTAGGAATTAATCCCGGGGCTTTTAAAATGCTTATTTATGGCGGCTATGGACAGAGTACAGACCGCCGCCGAGCCTGTTAATATTTAAATAACATAGTTTTTCGTAAGTTGTCAAGAGAAATATTTTTTTAAATACTGCTTGACATTTTTCTAAAACTTCTTTAGGCTATCAGATAACGAGAGCTGACGGAACTCAGGAAGGGCAGAGGCTGAAAGTACACAGAATCGTTAATTAAATAACACGCATAACAAGCCAGATCACGCCGGATAGAAACTCCTGGAAGGTCTGGCTTTTATTATGCAAATCTGTGAAAATATAGTCGCCCTTATATTATATATAATTATATAATTATTCTCTGCCCTTCCTAGATTCCTAAAGCTGGAGTTTATTAAAAGATATGCTATACAGTACCGTATAATAATATATAAGATATAAATATAAATAAAGATTATAATATAATACCCTAATTATTATTTATTAATTATTGACAAAATAATGGGTTTTATTTTATGCAAAATTAAATTTGACAAGATATTAAAAACTGTGCTAAGGTATCAGCAACAAAGAAAACAGAATATTTTTTTAATTTGAGTTTTAGAGAATGTACCCGAACACCCGGAAGTTTTCCGGGAATAAGCTTTACCTGGTGACATTCTCTTTTTTTTATTTATAAATTAACGTGTTAAAGTGAGGTGATAATATGAAAGATAATACAGTAAATGTACAAGACGTAGATATCTATTTAGATAATATTAATATATATGCTGATGAGTATATAAATACTGTATTATGTATATCACCAGATAACGAAAACTATAAGAAAGAAGTATCAGATAGCTTTGTAGATATGATTTTTTATATTGCAGATCATATACAAAAGCCAAGTAATGACAATATAGAGCTATTAGATAAAATGTTTAATACTTATGTGAGATTATGCAGTAAATATCATGTATTACCAACCCTAGAAGTATTTAGCTTTTTAGTTGGGATTAATCGTACAACGTTTACTGACTGGATGAATGGAGTGTATAGAACAAACTCATCACATGGTGACACGGCTAAAAAATGGTTTGATATTTGTAAAAACTGCGCAATCAATAGATTACATAACCAGACCGGAACAAATGCGAATTTGATATTTGTTGCAAAAGCCGCATACGGCATGGCAGAAACTGCACCAGTGCAAGCCGCGCAGCAATACGGCGTACCACAGCAGACCGCCCAGCAGATCGCGGAGAAGCACAAAGCGGCGCTGGAGCTTCCAGAGATGGAAAAACCGGAGCTATAACAGTAAAAACACTATATGTTGTGATTGCGAAGAAACGGATTCTATATCTAGTAATACGCAATGTGCAAATAGGGTACACCCTAAAAAGACATTTTATAAAACACTGTTTTTTGTGCAATATTACAATAGATTTTGCATAGCATTCCCTTGACCACTGCCGAAGGCTTACGACAAACAGCGACCAGGCAAGGGCAGCGGGTCCCATGGGGCGGCGGGCTGACTTGCCAGCGTCCGCACTGGATGACCGGGAGGGGGTATATATAAAACCTTATACAGGCTGAATGAGTAACCCGAATAAAGAATCTATTGTGTTTTGTCCTACATATATAAGGAATGATGATATGACAAAAGGAAGGCCAACTACAGACCCAAAGGGCGATTCAATAAGAGTTCGAGTAAATGATGATATGAGAATGCTTCTTGAAAAGGAATCTCTTCGATCTGGAAAAAGTATTTCACAAATTATTAGAGATTTGATAATGAGTTATTTGATCTAGAAATGGAATCACACAGATAAGGAGGACGCCCTAAAGTGCAGCCTCCCATCAAAAAAGAGAACCATTAAGGCTCTCTTTTCAGATCATTGCTATTAAATTTTACTATGATATCTGGAAATGCTTCAACAGAAATTTGACAACCAAGAAAGTCAAGGATGGCTATAAGTTCATAAGCAGAAAGAGTTTCTCTGGAAAACTTGTTAGCTAGTGCTTGTGGTGAAGTTCCTAGATGTTCAGCAACTTGAATATTTGTAATTTTTTTCATTTTCATTATTTGCTTAATTTTTTGAGATACCATATAAACACCTCCTACTCACATAATAAACGCAAATGTTATAAAAATCAATTAAAATTCACTTAAACGTGTAATTTACTATTGAAAACACACACATTATAGTGTATAATTGTTTTATAAAGAAACAGGAGCGTGTATATATGAAAGTAGGATATGTAAGAGTTTCAACAGTAGATCAAAATGAAGCAAGACAGATTGAAGCAATGAAAACAGATGGTGTTGAGAAAATTTATATGGATAAAAAATCTGGGAAAGACTTCAATCGTCCAGAGTATCAGAAAATGATTGCTTCTCTTCAAAAAGGTGACATTCTGGTAATCCATTCGATTGACCGACTTGGAAGAAACTACGAAGAGATTATTGCTGAATGGAGAAGAATCACAAAAGAGATTGAAGCAGATATTATTGTACAGGATATGCCGTTGCTTAATACTACGCAAAACAAAGACTTGACAGGAACATTGATCGCAGACATAGTTTTGCAGCTTCTCTCATATGTAGCACAAAGAGAAAGAGAAAATATTCGGCAGCGACAAAAAGAAGGCATTGCAATTGCAAAAGTCCAGGGCAAATATAAAGGTCGTGCCAAAAAAGAGATAGATAAGGAACTTTTCAACGAAACTAAACGTAGCTGGCAAAGAGGGGAAATAACAAAAGTACAATTTGCCGAGATTATGGGAGTTTCAAGAAGCACGCTATATAAACTTTTAGAGGGTGATAAAAATGATTGATTTCACAAATAAGTGCATTGTTACAGAAAACAATGTTGAATCAGAACAGTTGCTTAAAAAAGCAATAGCTCAAGGGTTCAACTTGCCAAAAGGCCAAAAAGCAATGGAATCACATAGATATTTTCATTTTATTGGAAGTCCATATAAACATGTTGTGGCTCCTTATGAAGTAAGTTCGAGTGATTTCAACAAAGCGGTTAGATATTCGGAGTTGTTTGGTGATGAGCAAGAAGAGCTAAGAAAAATTGTTGATTCAGCTGCAAGATGGTGCCGGGCATATGGATATGAACATTTGAATGTATATGCAAACGAAGAGCTTGAAAGTTATACTGGAAAGGCAATCGCAAAGACAACAGACAATATCATACAGCGTGCTTATGTCGAAATAAAGAAACCACGCAAACTGACTGTTTCAGAGTTGGAAGCATACTTAGGATATCCAATTGAAATTGTAAGTTGAGGTAAATGCTCATGAAACCAAACCCACAATCCGAATCCATCCGCATCCGATTTTCCGAAAAACAGAGAAAAAGGCTCCTGGAAGAGAAGAACCGAACAGACAGGAGCGTATCGGATATTGTGAGACAGGCAGTTAATGAATATTTCGGGAGGAAAAGGCGTGCTTAAATTTTTCTCAAAAAATAAAAAAGGCGTTTCGGAAACAAACCAAGCATATGAAAATGTCGGACAGGAATCCCCGGCAATTCGGAAACTGGTGAGGCCAATTCACGCAAAAGCAATATTAGCTGATGGCAGATTGTATGATACTCAAACTGCCACATATGTTTGTGAATATGGAAATATTTCTTTGTTTGTTACAAAGAACGGTAGGTGGTTTGGCGCAAAATCAAAATCTGAATTAGCTGGTTATAGTGTTGATGAAAACGGAGACAGAACCGCTGAGTACAGAGTGATGTATTATGAGCTGGAATGTATTGATAAAATTTTTGTGATGCAACATCTGTGGTATTACAACCATAAGCTTTACAAAAAATATTTCGGGGAGGTGGAAGAAGGATGAATTGTTTTTTATACATCATTGAGAATGATGTTCGTAAATGTGAAAAAGAAGAAGATATTCCAAGAGAAGCTATTAGAAAACTTAAAGTACAAAACGGAGAAGTATTTTCAAATGAAAACGGAGAATGGAAAAAGTTATTCATGCTATACGCACCAATAAGTGATAACAAGGATAGTATTCCCGAATCTCCCATTGATGTAGCCTCTATGCTTATCAATGCCACAGTAACTAACGAACTACCGACTGAGAAAATTCCACTGTCTCCGTTATTGGAGCATAAAACATGGGAAATTCCAAAATACGACATTCTACAGTTGGAAGAGATTGCGAAACACCTTCTTCTCTACTGTGAAACTAAAAGAAAGGGGTACAAAGATGCCGATAGTGAAAATCACAAACCCCAACCCTTATGATTGGCTTGGTACAAAATGCTTTATTGATGGAAATGAAGTTCCAAGAGTGAAATCAGTAAATTTTCATACCGCAGTAGATGAAATACCAGTGGTTGAATTTAAAATGATGGCTGTTCCAGACATTGAGATGGAGTGCTTGGCACAAATCAGTGTCACTTCTCAATCAATTACTGATGCAATTTGTGTTTTAAGGCACGAACTGTTACAGCATGGAGAAATTTACAATGGTTTCAAATCAAGCCTAAAATCGGCTTTAGAATCCTACAATTACTGTGGAATGCCATTTGAGCCAGAGGAAGAGATTGCAGAAAAAATTCTGGACTTCTTAATCGGGGAGGAAAAAGACAATGAATGCACTTAATGTAATCGGAACAGCTGTAAATCTTGCATTTTTTGTTCTGGTTCTAGCCGGCACTTTAGCAATACTGGACGAAGAAGGAAAGACAAGCGTAATACAGATTTTATTCTGTATTTGTTTAGAAATATGTTTTGCACTGAATATTTTCTTAATTTGCACGAGGTGACAAATGTATTTACCAATTCCAATTGGAATTATCCCGATTGATTTAATCGAAAGGGTTAAATTCATAAAAGCGCCGCTTCGACTTAATCCATGTAGGCTCGGAAAAGCCTATGAAAGTGATAAGTCGAGGCATCCAGAGTAGTGTAAGTGCTAATTACTTATTATATTAATTACATAAACTTATATATCACGACTTCCCCGGTCTTAATGGTGCGCCGGGGTTGATGGGCTATCGCCAAGAGGTAAGGCACAGCACTTTGACTGCTGCATTCGCTGGTTCGAATCCAGCTAGCCCAGT